CCATTGGTTCAAAAACAGGTTTTATGGCGTTCCACAATTCAGAGCGCATTTCACTCTTTGTCATACAACCTCCTATAAATATTATAAATATTATAATATATTTTTATTATATTTATAATTTTTAATTAAAAATCAAACTTTTCTCTGAACTCAGAATATTCTCTGACAAAAAGCATGTCATTCCTAGTGTACAGAACCATTCTCTGGCCATCATCTTTATTAGTACAATTTATAATAGTATCTGATAATACTATGTACTTATTTCCTGTTTTCTTGTGTACTACTTCTTTTTTAATAGACAAATCATTCGGCATAGCGTCCTCCTACTGGTATCCTTAATCTTAGTTTATCTTCTATAGGTATTATAGACCTTGGTACTGGTGTATATGACTTATTACCAGAAACACCTAATAAGTCATATTTTATAGTATCAAATATCCAAACGCCATAAGAAACATTACTTTTCTTTATAACATCAAGTACTGTCTTAGAAGCAGCATCTGGTCCATACTTATCATGAGAATGGGTTACTGCTTCTTGTTGCTGTACTTCCTGTTGCTGTGTTTGTTGTTGCTGTGTTTGTTGTGGTTCTTCTTTTTGTTGCATTTCTTTTTTGGCCTTTGCACCTTTACGATAAATGTCATAAAGTTCTTTTTCTTTTTTAGACCAAAATCTGAATACAAGTTTACCTGTAGAACCATCAGACAGCTTTATTTGTGGAACTACATACTTACCTTTCTCGTCTATATGTCCTTCCACTACACGTGGCTCATTGCCTGTTAACCACTGCTTTGTTACTGGATCTTTGAAAAATCCACCACTATTTGCAACTTCTGGATCAAAGTTCATATTACCTCCTTTACATCCTTTTCACGTATGTATTCAAGTAATCCTTTCTTTAATCTTAATGCTGTATTTATAGTGTCATCTACATCTGCAGCACTGTAGTCTATATAAAGACAAGGATGCTTCTGACCCATACGGAATGTTCTAAACTCTGCTTGTTGCCTTATTTCCATGCTGAATGTGTTGCTGTAGAATAGTGTAGTATGACTATTCTGAAGATTAAATCCTCTACTAATCTTTGCACTATTAGCAACTAATACATCTATTTCTCCATTCTTAAATGCATCTATACCTCCTACTATTTTCCAACCAGTGAACAGTCCTGTTCTATATCCAGCTTTTTCACACAGCTCATAAATCTTTGAAGCTTCTGCTGTATACCTTGTAAGAATTAGCAATGGCTTATCACACTCTGCTACATCTCTCATAAGTGCATCAAGCTTAGGATTACTATCTCCTATCCATACAACTTCATCAGGCATAATATCCATATTAGATACTTGGTCTTCTGAAATATCAGAGAATGTACTGAAGTCCCATTGTTCAAGATCTAACGCTTTTTTACCCATTATAAATCCAGAAGATATTTGCTGTAACCTTAAACTTACTACTAGTTTATTTGAAGCTGTAGTCTGATATTCACCATACTGTGCAAGTAAATCTTTCTTCATAGAATTGTAAACAGCTTGCTGTGCTGTTGACATTCCTACTCTTCTTTCCATATACTGTACAGTTGGCATATCTACACAATCAGTAAGTTTTCTAAATGTTGCTACAGGTTCAAGTAATTTTTTTAATTCATCAGCATGCTTATATGGTCCAATAAAATGGTCTTGATGCTTTACTGTCATGAATGTATCTTGTGAACAGCCAAATAAAATATAAGCCTGCTCATATGACTCCATTTCATGTATGCCTTTCCAAGTCTTTTCAGTCAGCAACACATCTACATCACGTGAACCATGTCCTGTTTCTACTGTTATCTTTGTGAACATTCCATAATATGCTTTGAAAGAATAATAGTTTCTTCCAAAGAAGTTTGGCTTCAAGAATTCCATTATAGCCCATAAATCTATAGGACCATTAGTTACTGGAGTACCAGTCAATACTGCGCGTACAGGAAACTTCTTCACTGATGATACTATAGTTTTACCTCGTTTCTTGATGTCATTGAATTCATATATAAGTCTTTGTGACCGCTTTGATGATGGATTCTTTATTACAGTTGCTTCATCAATTATAATCATGTACTTGCCATTGTTTGCCCAGAATACTATCTCTTCCCACTTATGAGGTGTACTAAATGTATCAACATTGACTGATACAAACTTGAATGTATCATCATGTAAGAAAGGATATAATTCAGGCTGTCCACCTCTACCACCTACACACTGTGCTTCGAAGTCTACTTGTAATTCTTGCCAAAGAACACCATCATTGTCCTTATCTACACCATTAACTAGTTCATCAAACCACTGTCGATGTACATCATTTGGAGCAACAACAAGAATGCCACTTATCTCACCTTTCTTAAACTTTTCTTGTGCAATTTGAAGTGTTGTAAAAGACTTACCACAACCCATCTCAAAGAATAGAGCAATCTCATTCATATCTTTATACCTGTCTATTGCTTCTTTTTGGTGTCCAAAAGGCACTAAGTCAGGTCTTAAATCATCATGAATGATATACTTAGGTTCAGCTATCCTACTCTTAGTCTTTACTTGAGAATGGCTTACTGTCTTCTTTGTATTTTCAACTTTAGCTTTAGCTGATAGGCCTAATAATCTAGCTCTATCTTTTACTGCTTCTGCTATCTCTTCATCAGAGCGTTTGTCCTTAAAACCAGGACAGCAAGATATCGGCTTAACATAATATTCCAGTATCTTGCACATGCATTCCTTATCAGCATTACGTGTAGACTCATCAAAGTTCCTACACATCAAACACATTCCCATTATTTATCCTCCTAACATGCATGATATGTACCATTATAGTACCATGACTTAATTACACCAAGATCTTTAAGTCTATAAAGAATAAGCTCAAGTCTTTCATCAGAAATATCTTTTATCTGCTCAACTTGCATTGTTTCCCCTACTTTAAGTCCATTAAGGAAAGCTTCTTTTACTATATGCCTAGGACTTTTTGGAGATAAATCTTTGTTCATAATATTATAACTATCAGCATACTTTTCTGCCAGTTCTTCATCTGTCATTCTCTCTTCTACCTCATCAAAGTTAGGTTCACACCAAGCAATTACACCTTGTAATTTGCCAAAAGCATCTCGCCAACAGTCACCATCATAATAACCAGCACCTACATTAGTCCAAACATAACGACAATTATTAGGTAGAGCTTTTTTAGCAACATTATGCCACTTTGGTCTATCTGCTTCAAAACCTGCACACAAAGCTTCTTTTACCTTTTTAGTTATGTTAATGATATTTCCTTCATTATCCTCTATCAAATATTTGAACTTATCCTTTAGATATTCTGTTAAAAGTTCTTCTCTAGTCATTCATCTGCCCCCTTCAAGAACTGCTCTGCTTCTTCCCATATCTTGTCATACAGTTCATTTTTACGTTGAAACTCTTCATCATCTTTATAATCACCGTCAAACGTAATAAGATTCGTGATTATTTCTTCTGCTTTAGTAAGTTTACCTTCCAGCTTTTCGTTTTCCTTGTCTAGTTGTTCAATATATCTAATACTTTTTTCAAGTATTAAAACTCTTTCTTTACCAATTACATCATACCAATGCCCAAAGTAAGCAATAGTTTGCTTTAACTTTTCAAGTTCTTCTCTAGTCATTTGCTAACTCCCATTTATTACAAACATAAGAATTAAAAACACCTTTATTGCAATATTTAGGTTCGTTTCGGTCAAAGTATTTACAATTCATACAACACTTCATTTTCTCAATCTGTACTTTTAGCTCCGCATTTTCCTTGTCAAATTTGTCATTTTCCCTGCAAATAATCTCAAAGCCCTGTTGCAAGATAGGGTCTTTAAGTGCCATGCTGATTCTGCATTTCAGTTCGTCTTTAGTAGTCATTTATCTGCCTCCTTAATATCTACTTCTGTATAGATACAATTGAATCACCATTGCTATTAAATACTGTAGCATGAATATATCTCTTATGTTTATAAAGTAAAACAAGTGCTCTATGTCTTGCTTCCATACTTGAGCTGCATTGTATATTTACTTTTATAGGTGGTCTTTCTTTACGTAAGCAACCATAAAAACCTTCATCTTGGCTTAGTACAACTTCAAAAATCTTCATTCATATACCTCCTTATTTAATTGCTTATGCATATCCATAGTCATCAGTGTAAAATCTTTATCATGCTCTTGACACCATTTTCTCAATGCATTAATATCATATAGATAATTCCATATATTACATCCTCTACATCTACCTAGTTTACCACTTTCACAAGAATTAAAATGTATACATCTTTTAACTTGATAAGGTTTCTCACAATCTGGTAATTTAGATCGCATGCTATATAACATTTGATTTTTATCTATACCTAAATGATTCAAGAGCTTAGAATATTCAGTCATTTATCTGCCTCCTTCAGTATATAATCAACTAGGTATTTAATGAATGCTTTTTCTTCATCAGACTTTTCTGTAAATACTTCATTAAGTCCATTTTTCTTTTAAGGCAGTCTAGTAACATTATCTGTTCACTTGTATCCAAGTTCCAGATAGCATCTACTATTTCTGTCGGAGTAAGCTTGATAGTCACTGTAATAGTTCTTTGTAATGTGCCGCCTTCTTCTTTACCATATATCATTTATCTGCCTCCTTTTCATAAAAGCCACAGCAATAAGCTATTCTATCTTTACCTCTATAACAGCAAACTGTGTCTGCACAACTCTTACAGTTATGCTGATGTGATTTTATAAACTCTTCAGAAGGTCTATGCTCATTTCTGTATTTATCTTCTGCTTTATTATTTACAATCTCATATGAACTACTTGCACTTTCAGTTGTGCTATTACATCTAGGACAAAGCCAATATATACCACCGCCTGTATGCTCACACCGAAGCATTTGCATACCTCCACACTTAAGACATTTCATTTATCTGCCTCCAAGAACTGCTCAGCTTTTACTTTCCAGCCTAAGCTATAACTCCATCCTTCTTTCCATGTGACACGGATGATGTTATGAATAAGGTCTTTTGCTTTTGCCTTATATTTTTTATACTTTTTAATCTGCTCTCTTAAGTTATCATTGACTGCTTTATAGAAGTCAGCAGCTTGCTTGTACTTCATGACTTCTTTTTTAAGCTTCTCAACTTCTGATTCTTTATTAAGTCTCTCAACTTCTAGTTCTTTACCTGTCACACTAGCACCTCTTTAATTAACCATATAATGATTATTGCACTACATGCTGCAACAAAAACTGTAACTATAGAAAGCAATATAGTCTTCAATATGTTTAACATCAATTCTCCTCATACATTGATATAGCTTTATCGATTATACTATCATACCATTTGTATATTATGTCATTTCCTTTTTTATTGCTTACACTTAAAACAGATTCATAGTAAGTGTCTATTTTAGCTTCATCAAGTATTTCTGCAAGTATAGCTCTAACCAAGTTATTGCTTACACTTAAAACAGATTCATAGTAAGTGCCTATTTTAGCTTCATCAAGTATTTCTGCAAGTATAGCTCTAACCAAGTATCTGACCAAATGATTATGATAGAACTTATGCATTGAAACTAAATACTCATTTAGCAGTATAGATGTTGCTTTGATAATTTCCATTTGCATTGTGTCAATGCTAGGTCTTATTACCTCACTTCTTGTACACAGATATTTTAGAATGTCAAACTTATTACTTTTTAATTCACTTATGCTGACTGTTTTTACATGTATCGTGTTCATTACTCTATTATCAGTATAGAACTTTGTCATAGGAATTATGACTATTCCATCTTTCATTCCAACTACTGTATAGTTTATGTTATAATGTGTTGTGGTTTTTGTCAAATACATTGGAGTGTTCTGTAACAGCCATGCTTGCTGGCCTGGTCTCCAAGTAATATTCCATTCATTATCTTTGATTGAATCATTTCGCATGTTCTTAAACTCAATCCAAAAGGAATATCCACGTGCAACTACATACATATCTGGTATACCATTGCCTGTTCCACCAGATTCTATACGAGTCATAGATATTCCTTTTAGCTTATTTTTAATATACTGCACAAAATCTCTTTCACTACGCCACATTTTTCAACCTCAATCTTATGTCTTTTCTATTATTATCAGTCAGTACATATACGTACCAAGCAACTTTGTCTCCATATGTAGCAGTCATGTAATCATCGATTTCTTTCAAATTACTTGAGACTGGCTTATCAATCTGTTGGCTTTTAACATCCTTTCCACTGATTACTGTCATCCTACGTTCTTTTCCATAAGGATAGAACTTCATGTAAAGTGTAGAATACCTGTCACAGAATAAGCATAATTTTTGTAGCATCTCTTCCATACTAACCTCTCTTCTTTGGTAATTGTGGAATCTTAACAGAATCTTCATTCTGCAAGAACTCTGCAACACTGTCTTTTAAGAAAGAGCACCATTCTGAATTCTTGAAACTTTCATCACATTCACCAGACTTTACAATCGCTGCTGCAAATAACATCCAGTTTAGTGTAAGATTGTTTCTTCCATAGTTTTTCATTCTGTAAATCCCATAACTTTATACCAGTACCATTCTGGTTGTACTATATCCCATTTGTTATCCCACTTATCACCCCATACATGAGCCATCAAGTAGTCTTCATACCCTCTTCGTTGAGGCTCTATAAAATAAGTGCCTTGAAATGTAACCATTACAAATAGATGATTCATACTTGAGAATGGGTTCGTATTTCTTATTATTGCACAGCATGCTTTATATTCAGGAAAGACATTATCCCAAATATACTTGAATAATACTGCGTAATCTTGGCAGTTTATGTCATCATCATTATTGAAATCATCTATGTAATAGTGAGTTTCTTCAAGCACATAGTATATTCTTGCATGTGCTTCTTGTGTAGGTGCTTCATCACCTGGTCCAAGTAATAGCAAGAATATTATAGGTATTATGCTGAATAATCCAAAGATTATTGCACACCATTTCAATCGCTGCATGAATAATCTCATTGGTTTTGACTTATTTGGAATATCTTTTTTCAATGAATCTCTTGCCATATCAATAGCTATAGCATTCATGTATTCTTCTTCAAATGGAGAAAGTGACTGTGTAAACATTCTGCAGTTCTTTGATATTCTGCAGTTTTCACACATATTTGGTGTACAAATACCTTGTTGCTTTTTTATAATACATTGTGATTTTATCTTCGCTCCCATCTTTATGTATTTATCAACATTAGTTTCTACACCAAACCTCATCGCTTCACCTCCTCAATATAATCAGCATTAAGGTATACTATACCATGCAGTTTTGTTAATGAACCTACTGCTCTAATATCTACACCTGTATTATACATGATGTCTTTAGAACACAAAATCTTAAATATATCATCATTCTCAATGTACAGCACTTGTTTACTATTGTCGCTGTTAACTGTTATATCTATGATTTTGCCTTCTAATATTGCTTGATTTATATACTTCATGCTAATCCTCCTTATACAAAATAAAAGCCACCTGTATAAAAGTGCAGCAGTAGTATACATACAGGTGGCCAGAAAAAGTGTCTACTACAGATTATGCAGAAGGCAATGCTTCTACTGTGTAGACTGAGTTGAAGATGTTCTCCTTGTCTTCCTTAAAGGAAACAACAATACCTTTCTCTTCCCAGTACTTAATCTGATGGTCGATTGCAGCTTTTCCTTTGAGTGTCTTCTGGAATACTTCCATGAGAGAGACTGTTGAGCCAACGGCCGGATTTTCACCAAACAGCTTAGTGAATGTTGATACACCACCTGCATTTCCTGCAGTTGTTGGATTTGCTCCCTTAACGAGGAATGACTTCAGCTCGTCATCAAGTGCATCGAACCAACCATTCTTCTTTGAAAGATCGAGAAGCTTGCCAAAGTTTTCAATAGCTTTCTGCTTTTCAGCATTCTTCTTTTCCTTCCAAGCCTGTGCTGATTCACGCTTCTTGCGCTTGAACTCTTCCAACTTTGTGGCTTCGTCCTCTGTCACTTCGCTTTCGATTACTGGATCCATTACCTGACTCTTGTCCTTCTTGCTCATATTGAGTACCTCTTATATTAAAAGAACATTATCGTTCAACTTCTTTGTCTATTAACAATAGAACTCTCAAGAAGTTTTCTTACTGTTCTTTATTTATAATTTAATTATACAGTATAAAAATTATTTTTTTAATTTTTAATTAAATTGTTTTTAAGTAGACACCAAGCGTATTGCATATGATCGTCCTTGTAACTAAACACATGATACTCAGGTCTTGGGTCATAATCAAGAACCGTGAGATTATCAGAGTTACTCAAGAACTCTGCTTTTTTCAAATCTACTTGTAGGTCTTTATCAAATGCATCTATATATTCGACCATCTCATCTATAGATTGTAAATCATTAGATAATATGCAGACACAATCTTCATATCCAATTGGAAGTTCAGTTGCTGCAATAGCATTATACAAAATATATTCTACGTCTTCTGGCTGTGTTTCTTTTTCTGGGAATTTTACTTCTTTGAAGAATCCAGCTGATGTTAGATAACCATTATCATAAATTCTTAAAAGAACAAGAGCATAATCTATATTATCAACATAAACAACATTCATGTCATCCTCCATCTTCTAGTTTATCAATATATTAAAAAGATTTTAATTAAAATCTTAAAATCTTCAATAATAACTTTAATTTTTCAATCTAAAATTAAAAAATTAAAAAATTAAAATTATTATATTTATAATAACCAACAGAAAAATTACACATAGCTTAAAGCAAAGCATAGACATCCTGTTGTTCATACTCTGCTTTAAGTTGAGAGTGGGTCTGTTAATAATCTTTCTTCATGTACAACCTCCTATCTATATTATAATACACTTCTTCATCTTATACAATTTTTAATTAAAAGCTTATCCTCTTTGCTTTCTAAATCTTTCATTTGGAGTTACAAGTCTATGAAAACCTTCAATAGCGTCATCATTGTCAATAATAGAATCTTGCTGCATGGTCATGACTAGTATTAAAAGTAATTCAAGTAACTGCAAATCTCTTTTACATGCTGTACGTATCGCAGCAGCAGCGCCTTTAGTTATCTTATTTTCCAACTCATCTCTGTCTTTAAGAGCACACTTATATCTGTATTCAAGTACAGAGATTCTGTTCTTAATAAGTTTTCTCATGTATTGCTTGTTCATTAAAACTCCTTGTTGAGAATGGCCTCCACATCCTTCCACTCTGTTTCATTCCACTCTCTAACTTTGAATTTCTCTCTGTCTACAGGAACATATTCATCTTTGCTATCATAATAGAAGTGTGTGTATACTCTATCATTTTCAAGACTTAATACCTGTCCGTAGCCTAATGCTAACCATCGTGCCAAGTCTCTTCTAAGCACCACTGGTTTTTCATCCATAACGTTTTGGAACGCTGGATCAATATACACGAACCTCCAACATGACTCCTCCATATCATCAGGATTATCATTTACAATCCTAAATGGAAAATTACTGGCATCTTCTGTATTCTCTATCTGTATAAGATGTCTTTTAATAGAATCATTGTCTGCTGCTAGCATTTCTTTTATTTTGTATACTGAATCCGCAGCAATGCACCACTTACCAATCATATCATCACTAGGTTCAAAATAAACAAATGCTGAATTGTATTCCATCATTCCTCTGCCTCCTTAGCTTCTGCTTCTGTTTTCATCATGTGTTCTGTAACACTCTTCAACAAACCAGGATTACCAATCTGTGATTTAAGTATAGTCTGACCAAGAGCTGACATCTCAACCTTGATACACACATCTGCCATACTATACACCAATGCATCCTGCTCAAACAAGTTACCCATCGACTCGATAAGAGCACCAATGTCTCTTACAAGGTCTTTGGCTTTGTTTTCAAGTGTCATTAAAACTTCTTCTGGTGAATCGAAGCTATTCATAAAGTCTTTGATGTCCTTACCAGAAATTCTCATTGTCTTACTTTCCACTGCCATGTTTATTCCTCCTCTACCTTTTCCCAGTCATTAAGTGTATTATCTGATAGCCATCTACCAGCAAATATATGTTTGTTTGTTACATCAAATGAATCAATAGCTGTTACTATTGCTATTTGTCCAGTAGAAGCTCTTTGTATAGTATCTCCAATTCTTAGTTTAGTCCAATATAAACCTTTTGGTACAGGTTCAGAGACAAGATAACAGAGTGCATAATTAGAACTAGCATCAGTATCAAAACGATATGTACAATCATCAGGGTTTACTGCATTTAATGTCTCTGAATATTCCTCAGTGTTATCTTCAACTATTTGTCTTAGTGTATATAAGTCATCAGCTACAAAAACCTTGCTACCAGGTTTTACTTCATCAGCATTCAAAGCCGTATATACACGGCTCTTGTCAAATTCCATATTCTGCCTCCTTCCACGGTTCGTAGTCTTCTTCAGGGTCATAGTCTTCACCATACCCTGACCAATTGTCCCAGTCAAGATCATAGATTACATTCTCAATCTCCTCCTCCATTTCTTTTGTTACCGGAACTTCAACTCCGTCTTTAGTTACCTTATTGATTTTTATTTCGTCAATATCCAGATCATCATCTGGCGGCCAACCATCTCCATTCTTAGTATACATGCAGCCAGGGTCATGATACCAGTTACCTGTACATGTAACATCCGCCACATATTCATCGTCATCTTCACCAAAGTAGAAGATAAGGTTATCGTTCTCATAAGAACATTTGCCACTACTCATCACTCAATCCTCCTTAAAAATTAAAGTTGATTTTTATTGGGTCTTTATTACACATGAAGTAACATGTAGCTTCATTATAATAATCTGTGTTTGTTTCAAGCCAAAGCAATACATCTTCATCAGTGCATCTTTCCATTGGAACAGTATAAAAATGTACTGCATTATTTGAATAATCTAAAGTAACGATGTGTACTTCTTCCATACTAACCTCACTTTCGATTCATCGAATCAATAAAGAAAATTACTACGAGGATTAAGAATCCTCCCAACAAAAAGAACAGTAAGTCAATCATCAACCAGCCTCCTTTTCCCATTGCTTTGTATTTACATTGTACTTGTACTGCTGTCCAAAACCAGGTCTTATAAGAATGCCATACTGTTCAAAACATACTGGACACATGATTGCCCATTGTCCTGTCACACACTTAGCATCCATGAATATGGCTGGTTCTTCAACACCACAAAAATCACATACAGGCTTGCTACCTATCCAAGTTTTTACTTTTGGCATATCACATCTCCTGGATTAGTTGTCCATCGAAGTAAACTTCGATGACTTCTCGATAAAATGAATTCTTTATGTAATCCGTGAAATCTTTTTCAGAAAACTCGAATGTATTTACTTTGCTACTCTTCTTGCCTCCAAATTCAACTATTTCATCAATTGCACGCTTAATTTTAAGCACTGGTACTGCAAATGAACCATTAACCATGTTTTTAATCTTTACTTCAATCATGACACACAACCTCCTATATAATGACATGCTTCTTTGATTGCCTTGCTAGGGATTCGTTTCCCTGCAAGGACTTTGTTCTTGTTGTTAGTTTTGAGCTACGAGCTTCCAGTTCTTCTGGTTTGTGTAGCTTTCCAGCATACGGATACAATCCATTGCTGTTCTTGTTAATCTTTTGTCTGTTATATGTCCACTTTTTTCATTGCTAAACTTCACGAATGCCAAGCTTTGTCCTTGAAGAACGATAGCAGTTATGATACCACTCCTAAAGACTCTATTGATTCTGAACATGCACTACCTCCTACTCGTTTAACAACTTTGCTATGCTAAGCCAAGGCTTTATGCTTGAGTCTTGTGGTTGTCCATCTTTTTGCCACTGTTCAATAACTGCAGCAACCAAATACTTGATTCCAGGTTTTAATTCAAGCTCGCTTTTTGTCCACTTAGGACTAGATTCAAGTTCGCTTTTTGTCAACTTAGGATTAGTTTTTTGCTTAGGCTTTTTGCCTGCTTTGTTCCATTCCATAGCAACCTCAACGAATCTCGAACTCTTGTCCTTTGTTACGAAGTTTAGTGACATATCTATACAAGTCCATCACTGCATTCGTCTTAAACACAACACGACTTCCAACTATTACCATGTAATTGTCTTTATCATTACAAATTGCAAAGCTCATATATTCCTCCTTGTTACTTTGTAACCTCGTCTCTGGTACTCATCCTTGACCTTCACATCTTGCGTTCGAAACAATTCGTCATTCTCGAACCAGACAATCCAATACATAAGCACCTCCCTTCAAGTTTAGATTAACAAATCTAAAGCTCGCATCTTAAATCCAATACTTGCATTCTTGAAGAATTTTGCAAGTTCCATTTCACCTTTTTTATACATATCAATTGCTTTGCTACAATAAAAATCTGACTTGTTCATTAAAGTTGCATAGTCCATAGTTCACTCCTCACAAAAGTAGCCCCTTGCGGGGCATACTTTCTATTCATTATCGATGAATTCCTTGAGTTCGGGATTTTTCTCGAGCAACTTGTTGACTTCGACCTGTGTCATGACAATCTGTGCATTAGCATCCTTCTTGAAAGCACCTGCCATGGAGATATTGCGAGCAAACCTCTCACCTTCATTCGTTCGCAACATTATGTATGCCATTGAGTACTTTCCATTCGGATTTTCTCCAAACAACTTCTTTGCAGCGCTCGGTGTTGGTAGCATACTCTTGACAATTTCGATTGCTTCGTTATCACCGAATTTTGTGACAATTTCCAGCAACTTCTCAAGTTTAGCAACCTTGTCACTTTTATTTTCGGTGGTCGGATTTGCAGACTTTCCATTTGCACGGTAATTCTTGTAAGCATCAACTTCTTCCTGATTTTTGCAAGAAGCGGGCAACATAATTCCGGCAACTTTTGGCAATCCACTTGGTGGAGTTGGAATGTCACGTGGAGCTTGTGTCAATCCACTAAGTTCGTCAACAGTGAAACCGAAGTCAATCATCTCTTGAAGATTGTTGAATCTCTTGATGTCTTTCGCACTTTTGAGTTTTTCAAGACCCAAGTTAATCATTTCGTTAGTCACTTTTGACCCATCTCTAGTAATTGTAATGTCGTAATTCTTAAAAGCCATAGTCGGCCTCCTTCTAGGGTAATTTTTGCAAGTGAGGGTATTTTCAGTGCACAGACAAATGTTGGTTTTATTCTGGACTGAGTATCTCGTCTCAAGAATCGTGTTTTTTGTCTCGTGTATCTTGTATTCCTCCTTACAATTCCTATTATAATATGTTTTTAATTAAATAGTAGTGATGTTTACATTTAGGCGCACAAACTTTTTATCTCGTAAACTTCATCAAAACCGATGGTACAAGAAGAACGCGTCTAGAGCAGCCACGAATGATACATGCAACAAGAAACATTCTACTCGCTGTCATGGATGATACATGCAACAGGAAGAACAAATATGTGTAAAATGTTAAATGTAAAACTATGCGTTTGTGAATATAATAATTTTAATTTTTTATTTTTTTAACTTTGGAGTGGAAAAATTATAATTTTATATTGGAAATTAAAAAATAAAAATAGAAAACCAATTTATATATTTACATTAAGATACTAGAAGTGTAGCAGAATGGTTCCTGTTGTTCAAAAGCTGACTGCTATTAGTCTTATAGACTTGTTGTTATTTATTTTTAATACATTTACAAAATAATTGTTTCTATATTAAAATGCAAATACGAGGTAGAACATGATTAAAGTGCTATGTGAAACACAGAATACTCTTTTGTTGAAGGACCTTGTATCTTTTCAAGGCAACTTGAAAAAGCGTACACCAGGTGACATAAAGGACTTGTCAAATAGTCTTGTCAATGAAGGGATGATAATGCCTTTTGTTGTATGGCAACAAGATGATTCAAACAAGTTACTTGATGGTCATGGAAGACTGCAAGCTTTGAGTTTGCTATCAGAAGTAGATAGTACAATTAACGAGCAACAGTTTCCAGTCCTTTTTATAAAAGCAGAAAATGAAGATGATGCACGTAAACTTTTACTGCAAATCACTTCAAGTTATGGACATATCAATAAAAAAGGAGCTATTGAATTTTGCTCAAGTATCTCTGGATACAGGGCTCCTGCAATAAATAAGTATGTTCATCATAAACAGGTAAAAAGAAAAGAGGTCAATAAGAACACACAGATAATAAAAATATCTGTTCCTGTTGAAATGGCAAAAAATGTAATTGATTTGTTAAAACAGGTTGATTACATTCAGGTTCTATGAGGTTATAGATGAGTGAAGAGCTTGTAGTTTCAAAAGATGTTTGGGACTCATTTGAATTTAATGAGCAAGAAAGTCATGAACAACAGTCTCAAGGAATAGCTAAGACTGAATCATTTTCAGCAGGCATTCGTAAAATGCTTCAGCAACCAACTTCAGAAGACAATGATTTTGGTAAGCAAGAAGAGATAATAGTTGAGCAGTATAAATCAGTCTTTGAAGTTGCTCGTGATTCAAACATGACTATATCTGAGTTCGTTCAGAGAGATCCACAGTATGCAGTACGTTTAGCTGAAAAGTGTTATACTGATTGGCAAGCACTACTTTCTCAAGCTGCAATTGAAGGTGGTATAAGACTACAAGATGAAAATGGTGAAGAAAAAACGTATGCTCTTAATAAAAATCAAGTAAAACTCATTGAGTTACGTATAAATGTAGCTCAGAAACAATTAGAGGTTGTTCAAGAGCTTTCATTAACATCTTATAAAGATGGTGAAATGAGAAAAGATACTCTTGAGCGTGCAATGTATAAACGTGCATTAAAAGGCAATGATCGAATGGCTATCTATTTGCATGATCGTGTAGATGGTCGTCCAGCTGAAACTAAACAAGTTGAATATGATTATGATAACGCTTATAACATTTACGCAATAATAAAAACGCTGTTTGACAAGCAGCTTGAAATACTTAACAGTGGAAATGGTATTAGATTGGTGTGTTGTTCTCGTCGTGCTGGAAAAACACACTTACTTGTAGCTATTCTTATGATAGAATGTCTTCGTAAACCAAGAACAACTGTTATGTATATTGGTGAAACAATGGAACTTTCTGAAGCTCTTGTTGATAAAGCAGCTCAAGATATTATAGACATTTGTCAATTGAAAAATAAACGTGGTATGCGTTTAGACTGGAAGCATTTTGATAATGGTTCTAAGATAATAATTCGTGGTTTAAGTAACACAAAAGACCCTGACCAAATTCGTGGTAAAGCAGCAAAAGTTATTGTAATAGATGAGTTCTTCCACTTGAAAAGTGAACTTCTTGAATATATGCAACGTGAAGTTCTTGAGCCTATGCAAATGGACTATGCAGATGATTATATGTTCATTTGTGCAGGTACACCTCCAAAGATTAAAGGAACTTATGGTGAGAAAGTATGGAAAACATGGGATGTTCCACATTTTAGTTGGACATGGCGTGATAACCCGCACCCAGTATCTCTTGAAGCAAGGGAAGAGTATGTAAATAAGATTTTGAAAGACCAAGGTTTTGACTGGTCTTCATCATTTGCAAGACGTGAGTATAATGGTGAATGGGCTTATGATGATGACCTTCTTTTGTATCCAGAGTATCATACTTATAATCCAAGAGAAAACTTGCCCACTATTGAAATATCACGTGTTATGTTTGGTATTGACTATGGTGTAGGTGATAATGATACATTAGTAGGAATAGCATGGTCAGATGCAGAGCATAGAGGATTCGTGTTCTGGGAAGATAAGTTTAATCGTCTTGACTTATTAAATAAACAAATATCTCAGTTAGAGTATCTTTGTGGAAGAGTAAAGTCAGCTTGGGAATATGCGCTTGACTTCTTCCCATCTTATAGTAAAAAAGAAGCAAATAAGCGTATTCTTTGGGATGCAGATGATAATGACCAGCACCTTACAGACCACATGAATATAAATATATCTATACCTTACATAGATGATGTCACAGGTGATAAAAAAGAATTAGGTTTGAACATTCAAAATGCACATAAGACAGATAGAACGCTTATGTTTGATAAGATACGTGACCTATTACGACGTGGTGATTTACTTCTTATTGAAGATGGAAAAACTGCAAAAGAAGCAGATTCTACAGTATTTGTAAGAGGTCCAAATGGTGAAGTATATCCTGAAGTAGATAGTACTGTTTACCATCCAGATATTCTTCCAGCTTTGCGTTATGCATTATGGAATGTTTTAGGAGTTGACTGATGAAGAAAAGAGAAAAAGAGCCATCACTAATAAGAAAGCTTATTAGCATTCATTATGAACAAGCTAAGAGAAGAAGAGCTCTTAGAATTCTTGCAAAGCAGACATGGTCTATAGACTTTTTGTCAGAACTACTCGTACGAGCAGCTAAATTATTAGATGATAATATTCAGCTCAGTATAACAAATAAAGATGGTACAAAATTAACTTTAACATATTCACAAGCTATAAAGTCTGATAGACTTTTAGATGATACAGATATATTCAATCACTTAGATGATGATGCAGCTGTTGATGATTTTATTAGTAAGCATGGGAGATAATTATGGCAGAGAAACAATTCATTAAGTTTTATACAGTAAAGCCTACTCGTGAAAATATCAATAAGTTTGGTAAGTTGAATAAAGATGCACAGTTACAACCATTATATCATAATTATTATGGAATTGCAGATAATTCAATTGGTGAAGTTCTTAACAAGCCAATTGAATATGACAACAGTAAAAATAAACATCCAGATAGAAAGTATACTTATTTTGACCATCAAGACAAAGAAGAACCAGGTATAAAGAAAGAAGTTAAGTCACCTGATGGCAAGTTTAAGCGTGGATTTTCAGCTAACTCTTTGTTCAATACAGAAAGAATAGATAAAGTTGAATCAGACAAAGGAGATATCATGGTACATGGTAACATACCAAATAGAAAAATGATCGATGATGAAGTTTACTTACGTACAGGAACAGTCGATCAGTCTGATAAAAAACGCATTGATGATGATTTATACAATTTTGATATGGAATCACTATCTAATCTTTGGAATGCAAGATTAGATGGTGAAAACTATCAACTAGCACCTCTTATAGTTTCTACAGATGATAGTAATATAATCAATTATAATGACATTCGTGAAAAAGGTTACTCTCCAAAAAGAGATGATGCAAATGAAGTCATTATCACTAAAATAGATAAAAGAGAACTACCTAAAAACTTTAAGTTTGACGTTAAGACAGCTGAAGAGATACGAGACAAGCTTAGTTCTTTTATCAGATACGCTTTAATCTGTACTAAAAATATTCTAGAGATTACTTTAGATTTGGACAAGCATCCTAATAGAGTAATGGAATATACTGAAACAGTATTAAAGAGTAATAAACAATTTAATGAACTATGGCGCGAGTGTAATGATATTGCTGAATACTTAAATTATACTGATAGCGCTGATAAAGGTTTTGTTAGTAGTATAAGTTATATATTAGAGAAGCTTAGGCATACACTTGATGAAGCTTACCAAGGTTCTTTACATTATGATGAATCATGCTTTGGTGATTATTACTATGCACTATGTGAAGATGAAGATTTTGAAGTAAGCGAAGAAGAACAGTCTGAATTAAAGTCTGTAGTAGACCACTATGTAAATCAAACACATCAAGTAATGGTAGAAGTTTATGATGATCTTAAAGGATTACTAGAAGAAAGTCTTTTTCATATCAAAGAACCTAAAAAGTATTTTATAGGACATAATAAGACAAAGACTGAAACTGAAATGAAGCAATACTTTCCACAGGATGAGATATACTCTGATGAAAATATAAAAAATGTTAGAGAAGAAAAATAATATATTTACATATATTTTAATATAGTATACTATAATTAAGGAGGTCGTAGATGGCTTTAGTTAATTGGACAAAAGATACTGTCAATAATGAATATAGACCTACTTTGTACCCAGGTGAAAAGTCTGATGGTTGGGATATACCTGATGATATATCAGTTGATTTTCATAGATTGAATTCAGTAATAGAATCAAAGTATTCTAGAGAGTACTTGAAGATTTGTGCTTTTTATAATAAGATGTTTCCGTCACTTAAATCATCTGATTGGTGTAGTTCTTCATATAATGTTCAACCATTTACTGCACTTGACCAAGAAAGAGCTGATACTGGAACAGGCATGCAGTATAATTATCTGAAGCAAATTATTGACCAGATAACATCTCGTCTAGGTACAATAAGTTTTGTGCCGATGCTTATTTCAGAAGACCAGAACTTCGAGTATATAGTATACAAAGATGAAGTAGAACGTATTCTTCGTATGTATATACGAAATGATTCTTTTAATAGAAAAAGTCTTGAAGCATTCCATGATGCAGCTATCCTTGGATATAGCCATGTCTTCTTAAATCCTTATACAGGTCAATTAGTAAAAGCTAGTGACTATGAAATAGGCATTTTTGAAAGTCAGTTTAATAAAGGACAAGTTGTTCAAATGTTATATCGTGACTACGCATATCCAGTGTCTGAAGCATTAGTCTATTTGGAACAATGTGAAGATGAAGAGTTAAAAAAAGAACTAATGGAAAGTATGCATGATAGAACAACTGTTGATTTTAAGATGTACTTTGATTGTCCATCACATGAAGTCTATGTGATTATAGATAATAAAGTTCTTCCTAAAAAAGACTATCCATTTGATACAGTGCTTTTAGCTACATTCCAATGGGATGTAGGTTTCTCAAAAACTACTACAGCTTCATTATTTGATTTACTCTATCCACTACAACGTGAGATAAATAAGATTGCAGCAAAAATCCAGCAGCTCATTAGACTGTATAAAGGTTCTATTCCTGTATTTAATAGTGACGTTGACCTTGCTATGAAGAATATTACAAATGGTTCTGGTGAATGTTTGTATGTAGATTCATCAAGACCAATTGATTCTTTGATGACAGTAATAAATCCAACTCCACTTGATGCTCAGCTATCTGCAGAGATAACGAATTATAAAACTGCAATGTATGAGTTAGCTGGTATACAGAATGCTTCATTTGATATGGAAAACATGCGTTCAGCTGCAGCTGTAATTGCTCTTGACCAAACAAGAGATTCTGTATTCCAAGCTCAGTTATCTGGGCTTGCTCAGTTTATAAAAGATGCAATAATGTTATATTTTAGATATTTTGCAAAACATCCAGAATCACCTTCTGATAGAAAATCAGTTGACTGGCCAGCTATGTATGATTTATTCAAACATAGTTATATTAACTTGCAGCCAGTTCATATAAATGACCTTCTTTCTGATGAAGAAGAAGCTAAACAAAAGCCAACTGACTATATTAAGTTAGCTGTGTCTCGTATAACTCTTGAAATAATAAAAGGTAAGGTAACTTTTGATACATTGCCATATTATGTTGATACAGAAGAAATTGTACTTGCTATAGCTGCAACTTTAATAAAGTTTGAAGCTCTAGGTATAGAGATACCTTATACACTGCATCTATTCTTGGTTTCAGCATTTATTCAAAGTGTTGTTAATGGTGAGAACACTCTTTAAGGAGATATTATGGAAGAAGGACAAAAACAAAATATAAGCTTATCTTCTGGTATAGACGTCAAAAGTTCAGATATGCTTGTGCCTGTTACTGAACCTTTGTTTCAGCATAATAGACAGCAATTTCAAGGAAAGTATTTGCCATCTTCTGTAAGATTTGAACATGATGGTTGGGCAATAGGAAATGGCTTATATAACTTTGAATTTTATAATAAAGACTTTAAGACACAGTCAGGTAGTTTTTATGCTGTAAAGAAGAAGTTAAATGATAATCCAGCGTATGTCATAATTTTTCAAAAAGAGATTGACTTAGGTAATAGAGTTAATGTTGCTCAAGTTTATTGGAATGCAATATCATCTGCTACTAATGGTGTTAATGTTGAACAGGATAGTCATATAGCAGTTTTCTCTGGTGAGTTCAATGGAATGAACTACACTTTAAGAGTAAACCCAATTGATGATAGCTTTACAATATCTGATAATTCAGAATTTGATGCAATTATAATAAAGCAAAAAGATGGAAGTAGGTCTATAGATATTCTGGACATTGATAGTAGACTTACATTTTCATTTGAATTCTTGCCTGCCTCTGATATTTATGACAGCGACTTACTTTTTGCTAAGCTTAGAAATATTGAAGATGGCAGATATAACTTTGAAAATAGAGATGGAGATACAGTTTTCTATAATAAAGACACAAATGTGCTTGTATGGAATGAAGATGTGTTTCCTTGTAATAATATAGATGGAAATTGTTCAGTACAAGTGAATAAAAGTATTGGACTAGATTTACGTGTTAATACTTCTATAGATAACTGGATTGCTGCTTTATCAAATCCGTCTGTATCTAGTTTTAGTGTTGATCCAAATGATATAGATTTCAAGCTTGGTGGTGCATATAATAAGCCTTTTGATAAATATTCTGTATCTTCTTCATTAAGTAATGGTACTCAATTAACACCAAACAATAAGTTATTTGTATCTGGATGGCTGCCTGAATGGCATACTTTGCATGCGCATGCTAGATATACTGGAGACCATGGTCCTGTTGTAAATGGTACTTCATCTTCACATACTGTCATAATTGAGAGAAGTGGTACTAAGTATAGAGGTGAAGTAATTATTCGTATCAATCCAACTGGAGATTATTATGGTTGGACTGTCTATTCAAGGCCTGTTTATGCAGTTGATTCAGCTGAGTATGATAATGAAAGCATTGACATTCTAGGTTCACACACAGGTGGTCTGTCTGTATCAATAAAAGATTCACAGACTGGTGATATAGTTTGTGAATCTAGTCTATCTGGTTTTCCTATTAAAAATAATAAGAACTCTGGTGTATATGTGTCTAATATTCAAGCTAGTTTCAGTGTAAGAGGTAGATCTTCAACTCAAGAAGAGTCAGATGCTGGTTTATATTTTCAAAGTTTGACAGAAGATATGCTAGAATTAGGTAACATTTCAGCTAGCTATGGCTATATTTCTACTTCAAAAGGTAGTATACACATTTCATCACCTGATAGAAGTATAGATTTGATATTGTCTTGCAATTCATCAAACCTTAAACCTAATGATGTGCAAGCATCAGATGACATTTTAACTTCTGAAGCTAATTATTCATGTAAACGTAATAATAATGATTTAGACTTATATAGTGCTTGTGCAGTAAAAGGATACTTTGACTATGAACTATCTTTTGTTGACAAGATGACAGAAAGCAATTCTATACAGAAAATGACTTTTGTACCTAGAGAAAATCCAATGGTTCCTGTTAGTGGCCATCATTACATAGACAGAGGTGAAAATGCAGTTTTAAGTCTTTCAATAGGAAGATTATTATCTGATTATGCAACAGTACAAATAAACGTTGATGAAAACTTTAGTCTGTATGCTAGTGAATATAAATATGGTACTACTGACTTAAATGATGAACCAGATGCATACTTACCTTTTGCTGGATATGATGAGAATGACAGAGCTATATCAGAAGGACTCACCAAAGCGATAAACCCATCTTTTAAGATTAACTATACACGTATTGATATAAATGAATATAAAAACGATGAAGTATTAACAGCACTGCAGAGAAAAAGTTCAGTTGATAATGTTTTCTTTAGTACAGTGTTCCAAAGTTGGTTAGAGAATGCACACACAGATATTTCTGAATTATCATTTGTTAGAACGAATACTTATACATCTGCTACACAGACAATATCAGTTTATATAAAAGATACTAGGTTATTTTACTTAAGATGTAATTGCATAACAGGTGAATGCAGTGTTACTAAATACTTGCCTGCTACTATTGATGATTATACGATACAGATAAATAGAGTAAAAGTTATTGATGAAGAGACTGGTGAAGAAACTGATGAAGAAACTGATGACATAACCACAGGTAACTTTATTTCATTTGGTCTATTGATACCATATACATTTAACTTTATATTTGACACTGCAGTTTCTAATGAAGGAACTTTAATATCATATGAAGATAATGAGTATACTTTTGACTATTTAGGAACACAGTTCAAAGTAAACATACTAGATAAAGTTCTTAAGATACGAAAAGATACTTTTAATATGTTGAAAATAAGCAGTAAATATGTAACAGATGTCGATACATTTGACAAGATTAGTTTTTCTGCTATAGTTAAAGGTCCATTTGGAGAACATAACATTTTAAGCTTTGATGATGATTTTTTGTATACACAAGATGATTCGTTAAAGTACTCAGAACTTTTAGACTTTAAGAATGAATTAAAGTTTATTTACACTGATATTGAAAAAGAAGATTTAAGCTATCTTGAAGTAGACGCTATCGATCCAGATGAAGAATTCCAGTTTCTTAAACAACAATGGTGCAGTACTACTGAAATTGAAGGATTTTGGTGGATTGATTCAGAGCATATTTTATTATTAGACAGCTATAAGTTTATCTTACGCAAGAAAACATCAGAATTGCATGATTGGAATGGTGATGTATTTGAAGATGAATATAGCTGGCGAAGAGCTATGATTTTAACTCCTGATGCCTTGAGTTTTGGAGTTACTTCTGCTTTTGATGGAGTTACAGCTTTACTTTATACAGTATCAATAAAAAACAATACATGCATAACAATACGATTCTATGATCCATTAAATGACATGCAGCTTAATGAAATAGAAGTTTATATATCTAAAAAGAACTTAGGAGAAGTACTAAATTTAAGTAATGATTCTTTGAACACATATTCAGAAATAACTGCAACTTCTTTAGTTGGTAGCAGTAAGTTTTCTTCAACATGTATAGGAAACTATATCTTATTTGGAATACATTATACTAATAACTTTGACCAATGGGCTCTTAAGATAAGTAGAGAAACTTTTGCTTATTCAGTGCTGCAAGGTTATGGTTTTGTAGGAGTTAATGGATGCTTAACAGGTGGTGAAATACCAACAGCTTATTTTTCAAATAGTTTAGGTTTTAATGATATAGTTCATCCTTTGGATATTCTGAATGCTGAAGATAAGTTTGTTACTACTCTTGATGACATTTATGCAATTGATATAGGTGAAAAAGTTGTAGGAACAGAAAAGCAGCAATGGTATATCTGTAAAAAATTAAATAGTATAGTGTCACACTTGGAATGGGTTGATGATGCATGGGTAATAAAAGAACTACCAATAACAAATAATCTAGCTCAAAGATACTCATCTGGTTCATTTGGTTTATATAAGCTATCTGACTTTCTAATTCAACCTAAGTCAATAGATGAAATGTTTCCTAGAACAAATATATCAGACCCAAATATGTCTACTATATCTAAACTATTAAAAGCTGCTCTTATAGTAGTAGGTTATCCACTTATATATTTGTGGTTTCCTAAAATACTGACATTCTTGGAGCTTCAGCAAACTTTTGGACAAGCTGCTTATGTTCATAGAAACAATACTTCAGTACACCAATCAAAAGACTTGAATAATGAAAATGATACACATTCAGAAAATGATATGGGAGACTATTGGAAAGAAGGTGAGTTTACTGGAGAAGACAAGCTTCTTTCTGAAATGAAACCAATATCACGAGATGAAGTTTGTTTTAATACACATATAATAAAGCAAACAGTTGGTATAGTTAATTTCTATAATTTGTTAATTAGCTTGCTGATGCCAGGACTTATATCTAAGAGTAGTAGTATAAATGAAGTAAAAATTGAATCACATAAAAATAAGACTAGTACAGAAGATGGTGGAAAACAGTATTCTACATATTATACAAAAGTTATAGATGCTAGTGCTTCAACAGAAAATGTTCTACAAGGTTTATCTAGTAGTGTTGCCAGTGCTGTAGTAGGTACACTAACTCTTGATATGTTCTATTCAACTTCTGATAAACAAGAAATAAGTGCAGGTCCAGGTTGGGTTAATCATAACTTTGTTGCACAGTGTGTGTCTTCATCAGTAACTGCTCATCATATGGAAGTACTACAGACAGGATTATCATTCATTATAAAAGCTCTTACAATGGCTCAAATTGATTTGACAATCTATGGTGTTGAATTATTAGCTGAAGGTTTACATAAGCTTGCTTCAATAGCTGAAAATGCATCAGTCTTTGGTACAAATGTAGGTGTAGCTATTGCTACAGGAATTCATGCTGCAGCTTTAATAGCTGAAGCTGACTTAGCTGCAATGAAAGCTGCACGTGTTGCAATGTCAGATATTCTTGATGCTTTAGGTGCAGGTGAAATTAAAGCTAATACTGTAATGAGTAAAAGTACACACACAGTCGATCCTGAAACTAAACATGCTTATGGTAATAAATCTGAATGTTTTATGTGGCCATGCTTTGGTGCTGGTGAACAAGAAATACCTGATGAGACTGTAGATATAGTCAATGTTGATAATAAGTGGGAAGCTATAATACCAACTATGGACTTTTATGGTAGACCAGTTGTAGCTGATATAGGTTCACCTGAAGTTAATGGTGTAGTAACAAATAGAACAGATGATATAAATAATAAGTTAAAAGGTGATGTGCACTATTACGTTGCAAATGTAAAAGGTAATGTTACTCATAGAAAGTTGCCTAAGAACATGGCATATGTTATAGGTGCTTCTAGTATACTTTCTAGTACACCTTTTAGAAATGAAAATGTTGGTGTTGGTGAACCTGTATTTCCAACACATCCATTCCAAGATTATATAATTGATGATAGATGGCAGCTTGGACATACAGCATCTGTTGGAATGACAACTTGGATAAGCTGTAAAGATACTAAGATTATAGATGGTGAACTATCAAATGTAGTAGTAAGTGATACTTTCTGTGGTGTTGCTTCATCATACACTGCTATTGAAATAAAACGTGGTATAGACCAGAAGTATATAAGACCTTATGCTATAACACCAAATGCATTGACATTGAATAATACAGGTAAGAACTGCTGTTATAATGAAAAAGTTTATCATGCATTTGATGGATATGGTTATCGTATAATTAACTGGATGGGTTCACCTGGTATGGATAAAGCACATCAAACTTGGCTGTACTCATTTCTTGTTAATGACAGATTTAAGAGAAGTAACAAACTGCCATTAAATGAGTATCTTGGTAACTTTGTTTCTGAGCCTGTTCAAAGTATAGCTGGTGATGAGAATGACCATCTATTTACTCTTGTAACTCAGCCAAATGAAAATGTAAACCTTCAAAGTGGAACTATTGGAGAAGATAAGTCAGTCAGACGCTATGCTATTCCAGTATTTACAGAGTATGTTCAAACATTGCCTGCATCTGTTAAAACTGTGTCATCTATAAATCTATCTGTCATTGATGGTGTGACTACTCTTACTACAAATAATAGAGATTTACAGTCTGCGTATAAAGCTCCAGTTTCTGTAGACTTTGCAATTGGTAAGTCTTTATATCGATATACACAAGAGTATATTTGTAATTTAAGACAAGAAAAAGGCATAACTGTAGTTGAAGAAACTGTTCCATGCTTAGGTCTAACTTTCTTAGGTGCTACTCCTCAAGAAGCTTATCTATATTCAAAAGCAACTAGACAGTACTATACATTTACTGGTGGTACTTCATTACAAATGATAGACATGGTTGAAAGATTTAGAAACGTAGTAAATGGCTTCTATGATTTTATAAATCAGGAAGTTATTGTACCTTGTCTTGCTACATTCTTGAGACTTGATAAAAATGTTCATGATGATGAGAATGAGACAGATAATGTCATTGTGCTGAGATTAAAGAATAATAGTTTTGTAGGTGAATTAACACCACCAATAGAGAATATTTATAACACTAGAAGTTGGTACAGAGTATTATCACTTCCATCAGGAATTGCTTATCAAGGACCGAATAGATGTATTATAAATAGGTCTATAGCACAAGAATATATGTATAAACAGATTAAAGATAATTATGGAAAATGGAAACGTGTACCACGTGAAAATTATCATCCTTTCAGAGAATACAAGGCTAAGTATGAGTATGTTGATAAACATATAGGCGATGAAGTAGAAGTTAAAGGATGGACACATAATCCATTCTTACTTGTTACAGCTCCAATAGGAGTTAGTGAACAAACTGATTGCTTATTTGAATGGGAGATAACTTTCTGTTGGCCTATTGAAATGGATAAGCTTTATGGAATAAATAACTATGCTGTAGTTAATATACAAGCTGAAACTATGACACCTGGAGGTAAAGTAATAGCCGCTAGACCTACTCATATATTCTTGAAAAAAGATTTGTTTACTAGAACAGGCAACTATGGCTATTATAGCTTTAAGTATAAGAGTGATTGCGGTGCAGGTAATCGTGAAAGATTACACATTTGGTCAGACCAGTTTATCTGCATATCATCACTGCAATGTGAATATAAACAAATAACAAGTAAACGAAATGAAATACTAACACAGCAAATTGATGTCAGTAGCATGGATGAAATATAATATATTTACAAATAAAAAATATAAGTTTATAATGATATTGATATGGAGGAATATATGGCAAACTGGGCAAAAGATATGGCAGACAGAGCTCGTGCAACAGAATCAAAAACAAGAGCTATGACACCTTCTGCAGTTGCAAGAGAACAGGAACTAACACAAAGATCTAAAGAACATGCAGAAGCAGCAAAGAAAGCTGCTGGTGTTACTCCTACAACATATAACTATAATAATAAGATAAAGCCTTTTACAGAAGAAGAAAAAGCTAGTATGCCAGTCAAAAAAGAATGGTCTTCTAATCCAGCTCAAAGAGAAAAAGATAAAGCTCAAACTGCACCTGTACAGCAGAAACAAGCTGCACCTGCACCTACTAAAACTGCACCTACTCAACAGAAACAGACTGCACCTGTAGATGATGGATGGAGGCTTAGAATAAAGAATGCTAAAGCTTCTGATGCAGATATTAGAAAAGCTTATGAAGAATGGAAAGCTGGCAGGTATCAACCAGGTCCATTAACAATGGCTGAATTTAAGAAAATGGGTCTTATAGATGCTCCTTCAAATAAATTTGAACCTGTTCGATCTAAAAGTCAAGAGGATGTAGATAGTGCTACTAAAAAGAATCAAGCGTATGCAGATTCACTCAATCAGTTTATAAATAATAAAGGTTGGTCATTTGATACAGCTGAAGATATTAGATACTCTCTTAAAAAGCAGGGATACTCTCCAGAAGAAGTTGAGCAATATACAAAAGCTATTCAACAGCAAATGTTTAACCTTGGTAAAAATGGACAAGTCACAAAGAATGACTTGAAAAAGCTGCTTTCTGGCTATGGCATAAACAACGTTTCACAGTTAGACCAAACAGCTAAGCTTATAAATGACAGTTATGTAAGTCTTGGTCAAGACTGGTCACAGAGTGTAGATGGAAGTTATTCACCTAATTACTAAGGAGTGAATTATGAGTAATCCAATGAGTTCTGACTTTTATGGTGATTTAGACAGTGTATATGACTCAAAGCAAAGAGATAAATTGAAAAAGCAGCGTGAGAAGGAAAGACAAAAGTATGATGAAGAACAAGCTAGAAAACGTGAGCAAGAACTTCAATCAAACGCTGAAATGGATAGACAAAAAGAAATCAATTCTTTGCAAGAACAGCATACTAAATTAAACAGTGAATACATTGCTTTGAATAAACAAGCTTTAAGTCTTCCTTATGGTTCACCTGAAAGAGATAGTATTGAAAGTAAAATAGACAATATTTCTCAAAAAATGTCAGAAGTAGAAGCTAGACAAAAAGAAGTGAATAATAAAAAAGCTTATGTAGATAATCATGTTACACAAGCTAAAAGAGCAGAGCAAAAAGGAAAACTTGATGCTCTGCCTAAGTATAAAGAGCCAAAAAAGAATGCTACTACAACTACTGATAATAAAGATAGCCAGACACCTAAAGAAACAGCTACAACTGAAAATAATCAAACACCTGGAGAAACTACTACAACGACTACTACTAGTTCTACTACAAAAAATAATATTTCTCCAGAAGCTTATGCAATGTTAAATGGAATAGGATTTGGAAAAGATCCTTCTCTTAAAACTGAACATCAACGTAGACAGGCAGCAATGCATGATATTCAAGCTGGTGATGAAGCAAAAAATAGCCAGCGTAATATGCAAAAAGCTAACAGAAATGCAAAAGATGTAGCTGCTGAATATGGAGCTGCAAAAGCTGCAGCTGAAAATGAACAGAAAGTAAATAATATGGCAAATGCTTCAGCTGGTGCAGCTGCTCTTGAAAGAGGTACACAAGTTGGAGATGCATTACAGGTTGAACAGATGCAGAATGAACAGTTTGATAAAGGCGTAGCTAATCAACGTGAAATGTGGGGAGCTAGACAAACAGCTGAACAAGAAAGAAGTGATGCTGGTATTGGAGACTACAAATTTAGGCAGACAGCTGCATATAATGGTTTGTCAGATTATCTTTCAAGAGGTGGAGCTAATGAACAGACTACTGAAACTACACAGACAACTGAAACACAGCCAGCTCCACAAGATAAAGCTCCTGAGCCTGAGCCTGAACCAGAACCAGAGCCAAAAGATGACCCTGAACAGTTTAATACAGACTGGCAAAGTGTATTAAACTATATTACTTTTGGTAATGATAGAACGTCTGGATGGTCTAATAACCAGAAAGATGGCGGTGCAGCAAGAAAGTTTGCAGAAGCTCATGGTTGGAAACCTGTTAATATGTCTCAAGCTCAATGGGATGCAAAAGGTGCTAATGCTGAAGGAATACGCCAACAAATTGTTGCAAAACAAGCTCCAGAGTTCTATGCTGCTTGGAAACAAGGAAGTCATAGATTTGATACTGGAAAACAGATAAATGCAGGTGACAATGGTGCAACTGTACAACAGTTTCATGACCAAAGTCAAGTTAAATGGGAGACTGGTGCAGATGGCCAGATGAGGCCTATTCAGTAAGGAGGATATATGCCAGCTAATAATAGTAATCAATCAATGAATGCTATTCTTGATTATATACGAGAAAATCCAGCAATGCTAGATGAAATATACTCTGCTTTTGATACTATGGCTGCACAGAATCCAAATTCTAAAGTATCAAAAGAATGGAAGAGTGCAAAAAAAGATATAGAAGCGAGTGACATTATAAATTCTATTAACGAAAGCAATGAAAATGTTAAACATGACTATGAAGGATGGGATGATACATATGCTAATATGTATGGTCATGGGTCTATGTCTCCAGATATAAATGAGATTATTCTTCCTACTGTTGGAGATGTTGCAAAAGCTTGGGGAGGATATGAAGCTGCAACAAAAGGAATTCTAGGTTCAGCTCTTATGGCTATGGGCAATAATATGCATGAGAATACAGGACCTTATGCTGAAGTATCTAAACTTATGGATAGAGGTGCAAAGAAAGCTGCAATAATTGAAGGTGCTAAACTTGCTGCAAAAGGTGCAGGTATGGGTGTTATTGGAAAAGCTGCTGGTGACATAATACAAAATATAGCTGATACTCTTAGTCAACGACAAGAGCAAGCTCGTACAACTACTCTTCTTGAAAATGAAAATCCTTCTGGAGAGTTCTATAAAACAGTACGTGCTTTGAAGAGATAAGGAGACAGTATGAAAGTAAATGATTTACTTAATGCAGATGGTTTGAAAGGAAAACTGTCAGCTGTACTTAATTTTGCAAAAACAAAAGAAGGGCGTAGACTTATATGCTACATTGCTTCTACTTTAATTCCTGATGCAGGTATATTGAAAGCTGTTGGTACAGTCATATCTGATGAAAATCTTAAAGAGATTATAGGAAAAAAAGAACCTTATTCAATTGATGAAGTAGCATTAATGTCAATGCTTGCTCATAATAAAGATAATAAAGAATTCTTGAATGATGATTCAGACGATTCTGTTATAGATAACTACGCAAAATATTTGCATAATTATTTATATAATTATAAAGAAGAAGCAACAGCTCTTGATCCATCTATAGACCCAAATCAAGAACAGATTGGTATAATGGCACAAGACCTTGAGCAAGTAAATCCAGCTTGCGTGAATGAAACACCTGAAGGTGTAAAAACAGTAGATACAGGAAGATTAGCGCTAATGAATGCTGGTGCAATAGCTGATTTAGCTCGTAGATTAGATGCTTTGGAGGCAAAATATGGCACTAACTAAAGAAAATAGTAACATAGACTTAGATGATAAATGGTATCGATTCAGTACACCTGATGAAGCCAACTGGACTGAACTTCATACTGCTGAAGATATAGCTTCTCCAAATTACACATTCAGTAATGAAGCTTTTAAGGGAGCTATGGATGCAATGGGTCCAGATGTAACTTATAAGCAATATAAAAGAATGATTGAAGAATGTGAAAAAGCTAAAGATACTGATGGTCTTTATGATATTCTAAAAACTTGTATAGATAAAATACAGCAGCGTAGTCCTGGAAAAGTACTTATTAGTGACCAAGGTTTATCTTTTAATGATGAATCTATCACTAATGGAGCTATAAAAGTAAAAGTCTTTTCACCTGAAGATAAGTCACCAGAAGGAAAAGCTATACGCTTAATTGTTTCTGGAGGTGGTAACTGGTTGACAGCTGCATTATTCAGGTCTAAAATAGCTAAGACAGGTAGTGCAGCTAGAAAAGATGTTAAAGATTCAGAACTTGGAAGCTATCTAAAAAATATTGCTTCAGAACTTCTTTATGGAGCTAAACGTGTAGAACAAGCTGGTTCAACATATGATATTGCTGCAGCAGTTGGTGATAACATGGCAAGAGTTATACTACTTGAAGATATAGGCTTCAAAAAAGAAGCTAGTGCTTTACAGCAGTCTTATCAAGCTACTCTTGACAGATACAGAAGTGCAAATAAGTTTATTAAAGCTACTAGGTATTATTGTGCTGATGCTGTTATTCAAATGGCTGCACAATTACCGACAAGTGCAGTTACTCCTGAGTTACAGCAAGATTTAGCTGATGCTAGACAAATATCAAATGATCCAGAAAAACAGTTAACAATGTTATATGCAAAAACAATGTCAGCTACTGCAAATTCAGCAGGAAAGAAGAGTAGTATAGCTAGTCAAATGTATAAAGCTGGACAAGATACATCTAATTTTGCTGAAGGCGGAGGTAAGAGAAAATGAAAAAATTGCCACAACTTTTCTATAACAAATTTGATAATATACTTGGTTCTGGTACAGACACTGGTGGTGACAGTGCTGCAATAGAACAGACTGGTGGTATTGGAAGTGTTCCTTGGCTTAACTTTACTAGCTATAATAAGAAGTCTAGTAATCAAGGAACATTTGATAAGAAGAATGACAGTGAATTAAAGACTAGAGAAGATGATAAAAAAATTCTTGGTGAACAAGAAGAAGACACACAGTATCTTTATGATAAATCAAACAATGACTATACAAGAACAAGAATAGACCCTCATTGGCAAGAAAGTATGGGCAAGAATAATTATAGAGGCAATCTTAATAATAAGAGTTATGCTGCTACATTAAACTTGTCAAGGGCTACTGATGCACTAAATAATATGAGGCATTGGGATCCAGGTACAACTGGAAGACATACTAATAGTTCATTTGGTTCTGAACAAGCTCAAATGAGTAAATCAGAAAGATGGGAACCAATTGAAACACAAGAAACTAGACAAATGAGACAGAATGAAAAGATAGAAGAACAAGTTAGAAGTAGAGATGCTGCAAGACAAGCTAATGTACAAGACTACGCTCTTGATTTACAGAAGCAGATGGATAATTCTAACTTTGCTCTTGCTAATATGCTGCATACTTCTGATGTACAGATACAGACAGCTAGAAGAAATGCTATGCAAAATGCAAATATTAACATGCCTATTCAGACATATCTTTCACAGTATCTGCAATACTTTAATACTGAACTTCAAATGCATGCTAAAGATAAAGCTTTGGCAAAAATTATTGACGTTTATGTTAATCAAAATGCAGCTGTTGCTCAGTTAGCTGCACAGATATATGCAGCGAATGTAACTGTTCCTGGTGGACTATCTCTTGCACAAGCACAACTTGAAAAACAAATACAGCAAATGTTCCCAGGAAATCCATTAGCTTCAATGGAAGCTACTGAAGCTATGGGCGGTTTGGTCCAATGGGATACAAGTGGTGGCTTGTTAAAATAGGAGGAGTAGATGTTACAAATAAATACTTGCAATTATGCTTCTGATGCTCTTGAAGATGCTATGAGACTAGCTCAAGTAAAAGCATTAAACAGCTTTACTTTCTCAGATTGCTTGAATTATTTGAACTATGCTTGGCGTGACATTTATGATAGAATAGCTATGATTGATGATGGCTATTATGGAACAAACATTCAGTTAACTAAGAAACTGACTAAGCTTCCTCCTATAGTAAAAAATACAGTGCAGGTTTATACAGCACAATCTCCTCTTGGTTATGACAGAATTTTATACAGAGATGCAGGTACTACTGATATAACTGCTTCAGGCACTTATAAAATAAGTGGAACTGAATTATACTGTGAAGATGCTGTAAGAAGAAAAATGTGGCTATACTTTGTGCCAGCTTGTCCTATGATATTTTTTACTCATCATAACAGAGACCCTATTCTGCATGAAGAAGAAATAGAGCCTGTTAGAAATGATATTTTTGGTCTATTCCAACTATTTGCATACATTGATGATAGAGCTATTGATATAAAATCTGCTACAAGAGAAGAGTTGTCAAATGTATCTAAATGGTGTGTACAGCATAGAAACTTAAGTCTTAATCAAGTAGAAGATATTACAGAAGTGATTAAAGCAAGTCCACTTGAAGATGAAGATGATGGTGAATGGAAAGTTGTTTATGTTTCTTGTGACTATCCATATATCTTTATTTCATATGAGCATAGCATAACAAAAGAGCATGTTTCAGGATTCTTAGATTCAGACAGAACATTTAATATATTTAATCCTTTTGCGTTTATAGGAAGAAACTCTAATATAGAGTATATTAAATGTAACTGGAATGATAAGACTGGAATGGGAGTAATAGTAAAAGACTATAATGATAGTGAAAGATTAAAAGAACTTGGCTGGACGCCTGATACTAGACTGAACTATCCAGCTCCAGAGATGTATAGATATTTAGTTGCTAGACTAGCTGATAAGCTGTCAGCATTAAATGAATCGAATATTATGGGAGTTCAAAAAGAACTTGTTGAAGCTAAGTATGCTTTTGAAGCTTATCTTGATAAGGATAAATCATCATTCAAACGTATAGCTAATGTCAATCCACCTACTTTAGGTGATTGGCTATAGGAGATTGACATGAGTATGGAATTTTCAGAAACACCAGAAGGCATAGAGTTTTGCATAAGATATAATGATTCATCGGATGCTAAAGAAGATCTTGAAGCTTTCAAGAGTGATGTAGAAAAAGCTAGTAGTAGAAAAGTTCAAAATGCAATGATGAATGATACTGCTAAACAGTATGGAAAAGAAAAGCCTTCTGAATTGCCTGAACAAGCCAAAGAAAATGTAAGAGAAGCTATACATAATAGTAAGCAAGCAATTAAAGATGCTACTTCAGCAAATGAATTACTCACTAAAGAAGCTGTCACTGATGGTGGTGTTATTCTTGATAAACAGAAAGTTTCTCAAGTAAAAGATAAAGTACGTGATGCACAAGATAGCCTTGGTTCAGCACAAATTGCTTATTCAAGAGCTATGATAGAAGATACACCAGTCAAAGATTCATATGATAGAGGTGTAATTGATGTAATACAAAAGTCGAATGTCATACCTTATTTACTGAGTCCAAGAAAAACTATTGATAATACAGATGATGATGGTACTATAAAGAATAGTACTATGAACGTTAAACAAGATTTTAATAACTATAAAAGAACTACAAAAGCATACAGAGAAAATGCTTCTAAAGACATATTCAATTACTTTAATAATCTTAGAGAGGTAGGATTACAATGATAGCTGGAACAAGAGAAAGCATAGAGAATGCTAATGAAGAATGTATACAGTTTTTAATGTCTTACTTGAGACAAGAGCTATCTTCAGATGCTATAAAAAATGGTATAGCTGATGATATGCTAAATACACTGATAAATAAAGCTTATGATTGGAGCTTAAGAAATAATCATGATAAAGATATGACTTCAGCAGACTATAATAGTATTGCTAGAGAAGCATTGAATAGATACAAGAATAATTGGAGCAATAAGAAACAAGGCGTAGATGACAGAGGACACAGATTTGGAAAAGCACAATAATTTTTTGTATATTTACAAAAATTATTATATAGTTTATGATTATATTAAAGGAGGAATCCATGGACATTAACGAAATGGCTTTGAGGCTTAGTAGTCTTGAAAGAGCACGTTCAGAAGACCAGCAAAAAGCAGCTCAACAAGCTTTTATGGATAAGTATGGAAACCGCATTTCAAATAATGCTAATCTTGGGCTTGTCATTCTTAATGAATTGAATAGGCGTAATATCGATACATCTGCTGCTGATGAAGCTGTTACTGAGATTCTTGATAATTTGAGAATGGAAGCTACAGCTCTTCTTGACACTATCAAAGAAAATATGGATAGTGCAAATGAAATCATTGATAAAGTAGAATCTATGCAAGAAGCTGTAGATGCTGCAGCTGCAGCTACTGGAGCTGATATGTCTGAAGGAGTTGGACAAGTTGAACAGCCTATGATGGATCAACTTTCTCCTCCAGAAGGTGCTGCAATGCCACCAGCTCCTGAGGAACAGATACCACCAGCTGAAGGTGAAGGTGCTGCAATGCCACCAGCTACTGAGGAACAGATACCACCAGCTGAAGGTGAAGGTGCTGCAATGCCACCAGCTACTGAGGAACAGATACCACCAGCTAAAGGTGAAGGTGCTGCAATGCCACCACAAAATGCAATTTCTGATAAACATATGAAGTTTATAAAAGGTGTAATATCAGACAAGCGTATGAAACGTAATAAACAGAACTTGGCATATAAACTCGATCCAGGCATTATCAATGCTTGTAGTTCTGGATTTTAAGGAGGCCACTGATGATTGACTATGGCGATTTCTTAGTAGCTATGATAGAATCTTCAGGTTCAGATTTATCTGGTGATTTTACTGTAGAAGAAATGGAAAAGTATCTTATTGAAAAAGAAGGATACTCACAAGAAGAACTAGCTGAGCTTTATTCACAGTTCAACAATATTGAAGATGATGAGCCTAAAAAGCAATCAGAAAGTGATGAGCCTAAAAAGCAATCAGAAAGTGATGAGCCTAAAAAGCAATCAGAAAGTGATGAGCCTAAAAAGCAATCAGAAAGTGATAAACCATCATACGCAGAAGTATATGGATCAGATGCTGATCCAGACCATGCTTTTAATGATGAAGACTTTAATGAATTCATGGCTACTAAATATGGCTTCAACAAAAGCAAAGGTAACAGTGAAACAAATACAGGAGACAAAGATGAAAAAAGAGTAAAAAATGATGACTACAGCGATGACAAATATGATGATATTAAGAAAGCTATAAACAGCTTTATCGAATCAACTGGTTCAGCTCCAACAATATCAGAGTACAATAAGATCATTGCTGATCTTAAAGGACCAGAAAAAGGTCGACAAAGTAAAGCAAGTCCTGCTTCTGATAGAGATGACTACTCTGTTTCAGAAGTAGATGTTAATGACGATGGAAGTGTATTTGATGATAGCTATGATGTCTATGATGATGTCACATCGACTGGCCATATATCTGATGAAAATGATGATGAAAATGATGACTGGACAGATGTCAAGAATACACTGAAAGACTTACGTTAAGTGCCTGCTTATAAAGCAGTATGAATATTATATGGAGGTAATATATGATTACACAAGATCAACTGGAAGCTTTGAGTAAGCAGGTGTTCATTACTGATTACCTGCTCAATGGATTGTTTCCATGTCAGTCTGATGTCGTTAAACTGATTCGCTCTAAGAAGAGGGAATGGAAATTTAACGACAAATTTGAGTACCGCATGCTTTTGGCAAATACAAATACAGGTGGTTCTCTCAACTCACAGGTATTCAAAGATACAGTAGGTTTGCGTAAACCTGGTGAACTTGAATATGGTACTTACCATGCAACATACGGAACTGTTTCTGACGGTTTCGATGTAGACATGATGCTTAATCTTGAAACACGTGAAAAGCGTGCAGCATTCAACAATGACTATGCTACAAGACTCCACTCATTGAGGAACAATGTTTCTGCTTTGTTTAAGAATTTTGCAATCCATGGTCGTTTTGGTGTTGTACATCAGATTCGTTCTTGCATTGATGCTCCTAGCACACCTGCTTCAAGAAATCCTGTGCCTAACGTACATACACCTGTTCTTGGTGTACCTTTTACTATTAAGACACCAATCAATGTTTTCAACAGCAACTTTAAGCGTGGAAAGTTCCTTATTAAGACTAAGGAAGCAGTGCCTTGGGGTGCAGCAGATGTAACAGAACTTTATTATGTTCTTGAAAATCAGCCTGGTGAACTTTCATTGATTCCTATTGGTACAACTGTATCTGATTGGGAAGATGGTCAGTTCTTGGAAGTAGCTCAGAACCGTGAAATTGTTGGTATGCCTGCGGATGCATTTGGCAACTGGGCAGATGCTGACATTACAGTTGCTTCTGGACCGTTCCAAGGAACTTATGACAGGTTTACTGGTACTGGTACTTATACATCTGGTGAGAATGCTGTAACAGGTGCAATGGAAGGTATGGCTGACCTGTTCCCATGGTATACAGATCCAGCTGATATGGATACACGTCTTGGTCTCGATCTTCCTTTCCGTGGTCAGCCAAATCGCTTGCGTTATGCAACTGAACAAGCTGGTGGATTTATCATGCAGCGTGAAGGTGAACACATCATTGATACTATAATGTGTGGTTCATTCTTGACAAAAGCAACTGTACCATATGCTGAAATCGGTGTATGGATGAATCCTGCAACACGTGCAGCTCTTGGTTATGAAGAAGGTGCAAATGTTCAGATTATCCGTGAAAACATTGCTTCACAGCCGATTATCTATCAGCGTGGTGTAAAGTCAACTGACTACCAGATTGGAAATCAGGTTATAAAAGAAGTAGTTGAAGATTTGAACATGCCAACTGATGTAATCATCATCGGTCCTAAGAATGATCTTTCTTACAACACTTGGGATAACTCAATGTTTGAGATTGATAAGTATATCCAAGATACTTGGGGTAAGGCACTTCCTCCGAAGATTGAAGATGTACAGATTCCAAAGGAAATGTTGGCTAAGCTTGACCTTTCACAAAGGATTACATTTGGTTCACCAACACTTCGTGATGGACGTCTTGCAAGCTTTGACTATGGCAATGGAATTCGTCACCCGAAGAACGTTGTACCTGTTGCTATGCATGAAATGGGTGCTTTGTTTACAGAGTATCCGTACACATACACAGTTGTAAAGCTGCGTGAACCTATCTGTGATATTATCACAGCTTAATTAGAGGTTTTGCCACATGGCTGCTAAGTATAAACTGATAAAAAAGAATACTTCTCAAACAAACCATGTGGCACACTCTGGTTATTCACCTTGGAGTGATAAATATGGAGAGTTCAAACGATTAACAGCTAATCAGTACAAAGATATTGGAGCCAACTATAAAGTTATGCAGCATCCTAAAAAGAAGACGATAACTTTATGGAATGGTGAAAAAGCAACTGTTATTGACAGTGAGCTAGGTGTACCTTTAGGCTTTACTGAAGCTATGGGATACTTTGGTCCTAGTACAATGGTGATGGATGAGCATGGTGCTTCATCTAAAGACTATTATAAATCAGCTTTTGATGGTTCACATAAAACGCATGATTGGGATGGAGAATGTGGACATATTTCTGGATTATCTTATAGTTCATATTATCAACTGCTAAAAGTTACTTTTTGGAATGGAGATATTTGTATATTTTTTAGAGTTCCTAGTACAGTTGCTAGTGAACTTCTTCATTTTGCAGAGAGTGGAAAAACAATGTTGAGTCCTGTAAGTGGAAAACAAAAACATGTCTTAGGTATACGTTTTTGGGATTTAATCCGTATACGTGGAACAAGACATGGCTGTAAGTATAGATTTGAATATGAATCAAAAAATGAAAAATCATATAGACAGTATGGTTATCTTGAGAGTATGCCTGATTCTGGTACAGAGCATGAAGGCTATGATATAAAAAAGTTAGTAGAATGGAAAAAGAACTTTATAAAAGAAAATGGTAGAGAACCTACACTAGAAGAGTTTAAGGCAATGTCTAAAGAACTTGCTGGTATGGGTATGAGTACCATTATCGATTGGCGAAATGATTATGTAAGAAGAACAGACATAGAGCCTAGTGAAAAAGATATTAAAGATATGTCTAGAGTCCTTGCTAATACTTCACGTAAGACTAATATGGGTTCTGGCATGGATAACCTTGAAAAAGCTTTACAAGGTTCTGGTAAACAAATAAGAGTACCAATGTCTAAAATGCAGACTACTATAGATGATCTTGAAGATTACTTTGATGGTGGCTTGTATAATAGAGATTTAACAAACAAGAAAGTAGATTCTGGAGCTTTGAGAAAAGCTTATAGAATGTATATGGATGGAAAGGATACTGATTCAATATCAAATGAACTACGTCGTGCTGGTGTAGTAATTCTACCTGAAAAAGAGTAAGAGAGGAGTATTATGAAAAGAAAGAATACTTTGAATAATCTTATGATGAACAATCAGCGAAAAACGCCTGTATATCAGACAATTATCACTGATTTAGCTATTACAGGTAATATATCTAGAGAAGATGCAGAGATGCTTCTTGGATATAAAATACCTGCTTACTTAAAAGCTCCAGATGGTTCTGACATCAATACTTTTTCAGAAAAGGAAGGTGACTGATGAGTACATTTTCAATGTTTAATGGACCTATGTCATCTAATGGTCCATCAACAAAAGATATAACTGGTCTCATAGATGCATACACGAATCTTAAGAGTGTGCTTGATCGTCATATAAATGAAAAAGCTGAAGATAATAATGTTCATTACACTAAAGACTATGTCGATAGTGTCAAAACTGAACTTTTATCTTCATTAAGTGGAGTTTTGTCAAGACTAAATAGTGTAGAGCTGAATAAAGCAAGCAATGCTGATTTGCATGATTTAGACACTCGCTTGCATAACTTTGTTGAAAACTCAGAACTATCAGAAACACTTGATAATTATGCTACAAAGAATGAAGTTAACACACTTATAGATCAGTATGCGAGTAAACAACTTCTTAATCAACTGCAATCTTTAGTAGATTCAAACAGACAAGCTTTTGATGAATTTATAAATAGATTTAACATTGACCAAGAAGGTGTAGCAACATTCAATAATGTTTTTGAAGTCACAGAAGGAATTATTGGAACACTTAAATGTGTAAATTATATTGATATTACAAAGTGGCAAGTAGTAAGTATGCAGTTTGCTGGAACTGGTTCAACTGATGATGCTACAACTAATGGTCTGTATGTTATAGGTAAGCTATCAGACACCTGGTCAGGAAATAATACTCCTACAAGAAATATCTATAAATCTGCAAGAGCATTTGTAAAGTACGAAAATGGTCATCCCTTTGATGCTATTATTGATATGGTAGTAACTAAGCATGGTGAAAGTAACTTTACAGGTGCTATTACAGCAATTGTAAGTAAACAAGAAGGTGAATGGAATAATCTTAAGTTCCATCTTGTACGTGCTACTGATTATTCAGGAAATGAAGCAATCTATCTTTGTGTATCTGCTAATGGCTTATACAAAGATAACTCTAACTATGCTAATTGGTATATATATGCTTGTGGTATTAACTTTATACCTCTTGATGATGACCAAGTTAAAAGAGTAACAAGAGTAGATGATTGCATAGCATACACTCAAGGACTTTCTGCAAATCAAAGTAGTGGAATGGCAGCTTCAAACTTGTCAATAAAAGAACTCTATATTGATACTATACATGATGCAACAGGAAAAATTATACTTCAAACACAGCATATTATTGATGAGCTTGGAATAGACCATAGACATTTGTTAATAGGTGATAAGAGTGTAGAAAGTATTCAGCTATGGCGTAGACCTGTTCTTGTATCAGAGAATCCAGAAGAGCCTAACTCAAATACAGGTATTATTACTGACCAGTTAGCTACTGTCTCTGATATACAGAATCTTGCTGGTATTCCAGTAGGAGCTAAGATTGGTTGGCCTCTGTATGAAGAAGTAACTGAGAATAATAAAGTTGTAATGCTTCGTGCAAAAGATTATCCAGATTCATTTGCTGCTCTTGACGGTTCAAGAATAATGACAGCAGATCATCCAGATTTTGCTAGAGTAATGCATAAAGAAAATGAAGCATACATCGATCTTCCTATAGAAGACTGTATGATTATTAAAGTATCAGCTGATGTGCCTGATACAATTGCTCCTGAGCGTATTACAGTACTTAACTATAATCAGCTTATCACACTGCTTAAAACAACTAGTCAGAACCTTGCCTCTGAGATTGCACGTTCAACAGGTGAAGATGCTACACATAATGAAGCTCTTGGAGCACTCAATACTGCTATTGATAATCTTACTAATGACCTTGCAACTGAAACTCAAGGAAGAACAGATGCTGATACAGCGCTTAGTGATAGGATTGACACTGAGGCACAGACCAGAGCTGATGCTGATACAGCACTTAGTGATAGGATCGATACTGAGGCACAGACCAGAGCTGATGCTGATACTGAGCTTAGCGGCAGAATTGACATTACCAATAGCTCTCTTGCCAATGAAGTTACTGAGCGCACAGAAAATGATAGGTTGCTTTCTGAAGCAATCAGTAATGAAACTGATGCACGTGAGGCTGCTGACACAGCACTTAGCAGCAGGATTGACACTGAAGATACAAGGATCAGTGAGGAAGAGGCTATGCGTGACCTGCAAGATCGCATGATTCATGAAGTTATTGATGGAAAGCATGCTCCTGGTAATATCGGCTGGTCAAGATGGAAGCTACCATTTGAGGTAGATGAACTGCCAACAACTACTGATGACTATGAAGTAGGAGACCGCATACATGTAACAAGTACCGATCAAAAGTACTTTGTTGATTCTAATCACCAGTGGTCACAGACTGGTATTACAAACCCAACTGGACCATGGTTCTAATAGGATTATGTTATGACAAAGCAAGAGCAAAATGATATAATAAAGAGAGTTTGGACAGAGCATCTTCAACGTAAAGATGATATACCTGCTGATCTTGCAGATAAGTATAGTACATGGCTTAAAGGCAAGATCCAGCAGGCATCATCTTTACTTGTTGAACAGAGCCCTCAACCTCAACAAGGACAAGGACAGGCACAAGCACAAGAGCAACAGCCTGGACAAGGAGCAGTATAATGGACATGTATCAGGCTATGAGTGCCATGCAGAATCCGCAAGGTACCATGATGAATTACATGATGCAGGGCATGATTGCTCAGCACCCTGACATCTGGCAGGAATGCCAGAACAAGTTTTCAGGCAAGACACGCAAGCAACAAGTATCTGCTCTACGTGATCTTTATAAATCTAAAGGCATGGATCTTGACGCCGTTGCCAGACAATATGGAGTAAGAATATGAGTAACAAGATAATCGGATATAGAGATGAACATTGGGAACAGAAAACTTGGAATGGTTTAACCCGCTTTGATAGTCTTTATATTTGGACTGATGGCACTGATACATATTACAGTAATGGTGATACACAATATGTACTAAATAAAACCACTGGTGAGTGGGAACAGAAAATATGGACAGGCTTGTGGGATCCTGATAAGCTATTTGGCTATTTAATTAAAACTGATGGCACAGATATTTATCATATTGATTTTGAGCACAATATAAACATTGCTGAAAATAACATATATAGACTTAATAAAGCTACAGGTACTTGGGAGCCTGTTACTTGGAATAATGTGCCTTCTAATTTTAATGCTGCTAAACTGTGGACAGATGGTAGCAACCTGTACTACAGTGCAGATGCCCACTATATGCTTAACAAAGCTACAAACACATGGGAAAGTAAAATATGGAATGGTAACACAGCTTTTGATGGGTTAAGTATATGGACAGATGGAGATAATATATATAGCAGTGCAGGAACCAGCCACTATGTGCTTAATAGAGCTACAGACACATGGGAGCCAAAAGTATGGAATAATGTAGACACATTAACAGATGTCAGGTTTAGTATCTGGACTGATGGCACTGATATATATTATAGTGCAGGTTATAATAAACAGTACAAACTTAATAAGGCTACAGACACATGGGAAACTAAAATATGGCTTGTTCCTGAAAACTCAGATATAGGTAGACTTGCTGAATATGACAATAATATTATATGGGTTGGTGAGTTTAGTGGTGCTGGTATTTGGACAGATGGGACTACCATGTATTACAGCAGTAACTCTAATCAGTATGTGCTTGTTCGTGAACCAATCTATGCTAAAGATCTTCCAGAGTACCTTGACAAACAAGGCCTTGCCACTGTAATCGACCAGATTAAGAGCAATTCTGCAAATGAGTTTGTAGGTACCCAGGCAGAGTGGGATGCCCTCACTCCTGAAGAACAGAATGCCTATGACAAGGCATATATAAAGAAGGAAAATGAGTATATCGGCTCAGAAGAAGCATGGAATGCCCTTACTGCTGAGGAACAGAACGCCTATAGCAAAGCATATTTTGTGTAAGGAGTGGAGATATGAAAGTAAAGGATAAGAACGGAAACTGGGTAGATATATCAGACGTCTCAGTCAAGACACATGGAGGCTCAGCACAGCCTTCTAATCCACTGCTGCAGACGATACCATGCTACCCTAATCCTTATAGTAATAACAATGCTGTAACTCATCCGGTTACAGGTGAAGAGATCAGTGGTGAAGCATGGCCAGAAGGATACTATGACTGTATAGTATTTTTGGACAGCAGCTTTAACCCTATTCCTTTTGACAAGGATAACCTTGATGAGATATATTACATAATTAAAACAGGTGGTGTTGGTAGTTACCAGACTATATATTATAAGAGTTCAGGTACGTACAATTCTCCAACTGGACTTCCACCAGGTATCTGTCCCTGTGATCCACAATATACTGTTATTAGATTTAACAGGCTTGAATACAATGAAGAGGCTGAAAGTAATACACTCAGAGCCTATCAAATGGTAGACCGTTATGAGTATAATGAAACTACTCAACAGAATGAATATGTGAACACTGAAGAAAATACAGATAGTATCAGTATTCAGTTTAATGTCTCACAGCCTATGCAATTGCCGATAGCTCAGCTGCTTTTGTCTGGATATTATGGAGGTTAATTATGAGTGAAACACTATTCAAAAGAGTTTTAACTGCTGATGGGTGGTCTGCAAAGACATGGAATGGTATAGCCAGCCTTGATGGTCGTTATATATGGACTGACGGAACAGACATTTATTATAGTAATGACAATACTCAGTATGTACTTAATAAAGCTACAAGTACATGGTCAACAAAAACCTGGAACGGCTTTACCCCTACATATGGTAATGATATATGGACAGATGGAACAGATGTTTACTATAGCAGTGAATCAATACAAAGGGTATTTGATAAAAGTACAAGTACCTGGTCAGCAAAGACATGGAGTGGCTTAACTGAAATTAACGGTGGTCGTATATGGACTGATGGAACAAATATTTATTATAGTAAAGGTTCTGATCAGTATATACTTGATAAAGCTACAAGTACGTGGTCAGCAAAAACCTGGAACGGCTTGACAAATTTTTATGGAGATTTTATATGGACAGATGGAGACAATATATATTATAGTAGTGGTTCAGATCAGTATATTCTTGATAAAGCAACAAGTACGTGGTCAACAAAAACCTGGAATGACTTTACCCCTACATATGGTATATATATATGGACCGATGGAACTAACATATACTATAATAGCAATGTTTCAGAGCAATATGTACTTGATAAAGCTACAAGTACATGGTCACAGAAAACTTGGAATGGTTTAACCCGCTTTGATGGTCGTTATATTTGGACTGATGGAACGGATATATATTGCAGCGATGGTTCTAGTCAGTATAAGCTTATAGCTATTTATGAGCCGGTTACAATCCCTGAGAGCATGAAAATAAAAGATAAGAATGGTGTATGGCATACAGTCAAAGGAATATCAGTCAGGACACATGGCGAATCAACACCAGTTGCTGCTGCAGTAAAACTTGATACAAAGGTACCATGTCTTACCGCAAACGGTGAAGTAGTCATCATGTATGATTCAGAGGGCAACATTCTGGCACATAAGTCTGATATTGAAAATGTTGCTGCTCTTACACGGTTTGCCATGTACGAGCTAAGAAACATATATCTCGGAGAAACTTGTCCGTTTGATACAGAAGATGCTATCAGTGCTGAACAGGTATCTAGGATATATATTGATAGTAACGGCTATCTGGCATATAATGATGTAGACGATACTGAAGGAGAGAATCCACGTCAAATGCTTGAGTGGGACAGCCTAAATGAGGCAACACTTGACTTTGCTTCTATTGCAGGTTATCCAAGGTATACTTGATAAGGAGCTATACACATGAGATTCACAAGTATGAATACTATAGCAAAATTGCTTGGTAAGAAAGCTTCTGGTAATTCAGATAAGTATCTGAATGAAAAAGGCCTTGCTACACTCATATCCCTACTGAGGCAACCTATAGAACGTAGACTGTATTCATGGTGTAAAATTGTTGAATCTACAGGTGAAAAGGTACAAAATAATACTGATATTTGGACTGAAGGATACACCTTAAAGCCTACACTAGGTGTTAATGATATAATAATGACTGACTCTATAAAACATAGAAATAATTGGAATGGTTATCAAAGTGTTTCTTATTGTAGAGTTACAGAAATACTAGATAGTGTGACTGTAAGAACTGTTACGTGTTCAACTGGTAGTAGTAGTTCTGGTGTAGGTAAAGTAGGTGCTATGAAAAGATTTCCTGAGTATGATGTTGACTTAGAAAATCCTCCATTTTAATATAATTTATAGGCAGTCAGCTGGCCTAAAAGTGCATGAAGGAGTATAATATGGAAATATCTAGCGGACAGCCGAACATCAACCTCGGTGGAGGTAATATGGGCGGAGACTGGGGAATTATGTTCCTCGCATTTCTTGCTATGATGGGTGGTGGATTCGGTGGTTTTGGACGTGGACCTATGTTCCCGCCAACAGGTGATCAGGCACCTGCTTCATCAGCTCAGCTGCAGAATGCTATGAACTTCAATGACCTTCAGGACCAGAACCGTGACATCAACAACAATGTAAACAATATCTATCATGACACTGTTGCTTATGTTGGTGACAAGTATATGGAACTTCAGAGAGATATTGAGGCAGTACGTACTCAATCTATTCAGTGCTCATTTGAGACACAGAAACAGATTAGTGAACAGACACTCAAGTTCTCTGAAATGATGAATGCTCAGAACATGATGATTGTTGCTGAGAATCAAAAGACACGTGACATGCTTACACAAGACAGGTTTGATCGCATGCAGGCTGAGATTAACGAGCTCAAGCGTCAGCGTGACATCAATGCTGCTCTTAATGCTCGTATGCCACTTCCACCGCCGTTCCCGTCAGCAGTGGGATTCTAATTAGCCATAAGGAGGTAAAACATGGCTGAACAGTATCTTAATGATAATGGTCTTAGGACACTTATCGAACAGATTAAAGCCCAGACAGGTAAGACATACAAGGTAAAAGGTGAAGCTATTTATGCAGACACTGATTACCTTGCTGATCCAAATAAACCATCTACTGTAACAAGTGAAGGTCTTTGGCAGCTTATAAATGGTTCTTGGACAAAGATTACAACCTTTGAAGTAGGTTGGGTCTACAATGTCAAGAACACATTTACTACAAATGAAGACTTTATTGAGGGTGCTGGAAGCGCTGTAGCTCCTGGTACAAATATAGTTGTAGCAGAAGCAGGTGGTTCCCCAATAGTCTATAAGTGGGATCAACTTGGCGCATTTGTAGACACTGCAAATCTTCAAGCAAAGAATCTTACAACACCATTGTCAATTTTCAATGCTTCTGAAGGTACAGCAGTAGAGTATGCTACTTCAAGTTCTCTTCCTGCATCAGAGGCTAAAGCTTCTGCAACCATTGAAAATGATACAGTTGCTATTATCACAGGTGCTTCTGAAGCTGGTGATTGTTATAAAGCAACTGTTGTTGAAGATCCAAATGACGCTACACACAATAATATTACTTGGGAAAAGATTGGAAACCAGACTACAGTTGAAGGAGCTCTTGAGCTCATCAGCAATGTAGTACCTGTAAAACCAATCTCTGATTCTGAGATTATTGCTATGTTCAATAGCTGATAGGTTCTCCTTAGTTTATCCTCCATCACAGTTTGTGGTGGAGTGCTTCGTATTGACCGGAGGTTTTTATGTATATTAAACGCTTAACAGCGCAATCAATAACAGTTACTGGAACTGGTAACACTGCTGTTACAACTATTACAGTTCCAGCGACATTTACACCTGCAGCAGGTTGCATTTATGATGTACTTATATCTGCTCAGGTACCAGATGCAACAGATGGCACTATTCTTGCAATCAGTGATGGTACTACATCCTGGAACGTTTATCAGAGAATGAGTGGCAACTATGTACGTTGCCATGGACTTGGCTGGCGAAAGATCATTAGAGTACAGTTCCTCGATGACCCAGCTCATTTTAACCTTCTATGTGTTAAGGGGTGACTATGAGCATTGATGAACTTAAGTACAAAGAAAGCAAGTTAAGGGAATGCTTTATGAAAAAACTTGACGAACTTGATGTAGATGGTACTAATGACTATTGTACTATTAAAGATATTAAAACTTATGGTGCATTATGGCATTACGCTCATCAACTTCTTATGGCTGAAGCTAATAAAGAAGAAGAGAAACGATCAACAGTAACAACTGCTGATACTATGAACATTCAGACAACTGGCTTGAAGATGACTGGAGGTAAATAATGATCAACGTATCAGGTGGACGTAAAGTATACACCGTTGAAGAAATTGACAGAATCATAGAAACACAGGCTTCAACTTTTGCTATTGTAGATGAGTTACCTGCTATAGCAGAAGCTGATGAAAAAACAGTTTACTATCTGAAGTCTAAAGACAATGCCATAGAGATTACAGGATATAAGAATCCTAATAATCCGAGTGACGTATCAGAAGTAAAAGATCTTAATCACACAGAAGCAGTGACTATCACAAAGCCTAGATTGGTACCTTACATTGTAGGTACTGATCAAAGCAATCATAAGGCATGGTTCACAGCTGGATCAAGCATGAGGCCACTCACTGCTCAAGAAGTGATTGATATTTGGAATAGTGTGGAGATTGGAGGGTAATATGGAATGGATTGGAACGGCATTATCTAGCCCGTATACATGGCAGGTAATCATAGGTCTTGTAGTTGTAATTATGCTGGTCATCGTAATGGCCAAAACAGGTATATTAAAAATACACACAAAGGCAGTAAGCATAGGTGACTATGAATCAGGAAAAAAGATCAACCAAAAAGTGGTACGCAGGCAAATTGAATATGCTGAAGCTTTTTGTACTAACTTGCTGGCTGATATATCAAATATGTACCCAGACCAAGCATTTGGTGGCTGGAAGGTACGTTGCATTCTTGAGCTTATATATGATGAAATTATAAAGTGGATTTCGTTCAATCATATAACAAGTGATGACATATATATCACAAATAAGGTTGAAGTCATACGCTCTATTGTGATGAAAAACAATCCTGCTGACTTCTTCAAGACTCCAGAGTTTGAGGACAACATACGTAAATGGTGCACTCAAATGATAAAACAGCTTGTGCTTATCCGTGAAGATACCCTTAAGGAAGGTAAGAAATGAGTAAAAGTAGATATGAGGGACTTCAGAATGAGCTTATGAGATTTGTCCCTGAATGCTGTTTCTTCTTGTCATTGCTTTCAGTGGCAGAAGACTACCTTGCAGATACAGGAAAGCCTCATAAAGTTGACTTTATTGATGCTTTTAATACTGCAAGAAAGAATGGTTGGCTTGGTATTGATAATATCATGTATAATGACAAAATGCTGCTTCAATATCTTACTGGTGTAGTTGTAAAAAAGCGTATAGCTCAACCACAGGAGATTTTGAATGTAGCTGACAATGAGTATACCATTGCTAAATATCGCAAAGGTTCTAATACTCATTTCAGACGACGCAGCTATGATGTCTATGCTAACTCTCAGACAGTAGCTAAAGGTAAACTTGAAGCTGTCTATATATACCAATTTAACTAGGAGGAATCATGAATGTACTTACTAAAAAAGAAAAAGCTATTCTTATCATTATGGCTGTGTTTATGGGCATTATTATTTTCTGCTCCTTTATATTCACAGGATGTCAGTCCCAAGGACTTGTCAATGACGGAACTATCCTCAAGTATCAACAGCAGGTTGACAGACTTGAAGAGGAACTCCGCAACCGTGACAGAGCAGTTGAAAACGCTATCCGCGAACTTGGAGCAATCACAAGCCGAAGCGAAGGAATGGAGGGAACAGTCGACGAGCTTATCGAACTCTTTACAGAGTATCAACAAAGAGTTGACAAGTTGCTATACGACTATGACAGAGTACGAACACAAACTAAAGAATAAATCACGTGTTGTATTTTGGCTTGGTGTGGTACTGGTAGTGATGATATTGATAAAAGTAGCTGTATATATTCTCAGATACAAATTCAAGATAACATTGCCAGTATGGCTTGATATACTACTTTAATAATAAAGCCCTCCATATAGAGGGCTTATCTTTTATACTTTTACACCTTTTTCTTTAAGATAATTTAATATACGTTCTTCACTTCTTTTATAAATATGCAAGCTGTCAGCATGCCAATGAATAGGACCACATTTACATTTAATGCCATAATCATTCAGCTCACTAACTAGTTTATTTAGTACAAATTGCTGCCATACTAAATCATTCCTAATACCTGACCAAGCATCATTTGAACGCATATGCACAAAGCAATGCATCAATCCATCTCTAAGCATGTATGAAACATAAATAGTGCACATCATATCATAGTGTGCATGAATGTCATCATTCCATTCATCATTTATGGTTGGTCTAGAATACAGCATTACACCATGCTTATTACTTATATCTTTCTTAAAAGATTCAAGTACATGTTTGTATTGCTCATTATTCTCTTTAGACCAGACACACCAGCCATAGTTACTATTTATCTTTCCATCTTTTGTTGCGCATCTCTTCCATACTGGATTGTTTTCAATACCTTCATGACCATTTATACTAAGATCGCAAGATTCATACCAACTCAACTCATTCTTTGCATACTTTTCATTTACACAACTAAGAGTTTCATATGGATTGAAGTCTGCACTAGCATCTAATAATTCATAAGCTATCTCACTATTAGCTTCTGATTTATGATGAAGTATTCTTCTTAATAGTTCATGATATACAAAATCATTTGAAGGTTCTTGTGTTACTAAGCTCATTTTCCTGTACTCCCGAACCCACCAGTTCTTTTAATATCTTCTCTTTCCCACTCATTGACCTGATAGCATGACTGTACTTCAATCTGGCATACTCTTGTACCTGCTGGTAGTACAACTTCTTCTGTACTAAGATTTATAACAGGCCAATGCACATGCTGTCCAGAATAATCAGCATCAATAATGCTTGTAGGACTCATTAACTTATGCTTGATAAGTAGACTTGACCTTGGATACATGACTATCTTATATTCACATGGAATATCAAAGCCAAGAAGCAAGTCAAACTTAGCCACTTCTCCAGGTTTAATTGTTATAGGATATGGTATTGCTACATCTGCGCATGCAGCAAATTTAGTCATGAACTTTGGCTTGATACCAGAGTTCCCTTTGTCATCTGTAAAAATAATTGGTTTACAGTATACTGTCATCTTTTAACACCTCCAAGTTTATCAGCCCAGGCTTCCCAAGGCTGTTTATAATACCATGCTATTCTTTTAGCTTTAATCCATTTCTTATGAAACAGTCTGTCCCACAGGTTACCTAAAGCACTAGGTAAACCTATAATCAGCAGGTATAACGGACCAAGATACTTTGACTGCTTCTGATGACCTTGCTCATGTTTCAAAGAATCAACTGATCCACCTGCACCACCAAAGATAATGTAGTTACCAAGTGATACTCCAAAAGGTGGCCATTTGGACGCTACCCACTCACTAATTACTGTCTTATGTGCGCCTGTAAACAGTATCACAAGCAAACCAAGCAAGTTCTGTGGCAATTGCCAAATGTATAAAAGTAGTTTAATCATTAGTGTGTTTCCCTATAGTCTTTATTAAAGAATGCAGGATCGAAATTTCCTTTCTTCATCTCTTCCCAAATGTCTCCACTCCAATAGCCCCAGTTTGGACCAACTTCAGCAACTGCTTTCATTGGCACTTTAAGCTTATCATGAAAAGACATGTCCATTATTCTCTTTAATTCTACTGCAGCTTCTGTACCCTCCTTATTAAATGGTATTGATACTACATTTTCATCATGTATAGTTAAATGCATTGTCAGTACATCAAATAATCCAGCTTGATATGCTTCAAGTAAAGCAAACTTTAGAATATCTGCAGCTGAACCTTGAATTAACTTATTAAGCATCTTATATATAAAGTCATTTACTTTGCCTGTTGCTGGGTCCCACTGTGGTTTTGGTTTATGCTGATAGCGTCCTCCTATTGTCATGATATATCCTTGTAATTTAGATATATCTTGTACAACCTTCATTGTCTCTCTTATAACAGGTAGTCTAGAATGATAGTCCTCACATATTTGCTTTGCAAATGTTTCAATGTCTTCTCCTTTATCCTTAGCCATCTTCTCAAATAGTGTATAATTGTTTGTCATAGCTGTTCTCCAGCCCATTCCATAGATAACACCATAATTTAATGTTTTTACAATGTTTCTATCAGGTATACCTGTAGCTTTACAAGCTACTGTATGGAAGTCAACACCAGCATTTGCTTGTTCTCTAAACCACTCAGCCTGCTGTCCTTGTGCAAAATGAGCAAGAAGCAAATATTCAATCTGAGAATAGTCAAATGCTCCCATCATGCAGCCTTCTTCAGGAATGAATAGAGCTCTCATCGCTTGTCCATATGAATGGCCTACTTTTTTATCTTTAGCAGGTATCTGCTGTAAGTTTGGTTTACTGCATGCAAATCTTCCAGTTATAGTACCACCATCTTCTCTTTTGTTTGGTGAGAAAGTACAGTGTATTCTTCCATCAGAAAGAATAGCATCTGACATTCCACCTTGTATATATGTATCAAGTAGTTTTTTATAGCCTCTTACTTCTTGTATTAAAGGTATAACTGGATAGTGCATCAAACGTGACATAGCATCAGCACCAAATGATTCACTTCCAGTTGCTGTTAAAACAGGTGAGTGTATTCCCATTTTATTTAATCTTTCTTTAAGCTGTTTTGATGAGTTTATCATCTCTAAGGAAATGCCATAGTTATTTTCAAGAATATTTGTTTTTTCAAATAAGTCTTTAGTAATATCAGCATTCAGCTTGTTCAAAACATTTCTATCTATTCTTACACCAACCTTCTTCATGTTTACAATAAGTGGTGTAAGTCTTACATCTACCATGTAAGCATCATAAACTTTCTTTAATTTTGGCTCTTGTGCTTGATATAAGAACCATGTAGCTCTACAGTCTTGCAAGTTATAAGCAACCATTTGCTCACGGAAGTCTTTCCATGTATTCCACAAGAATAAAGAATGCTTCCATAAGTTATCTGTCTTCTTTATCTTATAATCAAAGATTTTACCTGCTGTTATTACTTGGTCCATGTGAGAACTATACCAAGCTTCAATTGTATCATTCTTGTTTTTTCCTGGAACACCAAAATACTTACAGCATGAATCTAGGTCTAAGTCAGCATATTCATCGATATAAGACATTCTTGTCATTGTATCATGACATAGACCTTTTACCTCTGCATCATATCCACACACAAGCCATGAAAGGTCATATATACCATTATGAAATACTTTATCTACATTTTCATCTGCTAATATTTCTTCAAGCTCAGACCATCCTTGTGTAAATGGATAATATGCCTTAGCAACTTGTCCATCAAATGTTCCTACACATAGAATACATGAGTTGTCATCATCTGGTGTGTCTGAACTACGACAAGAACCATCACCATGTGTTTTAAGATTTGGATCGAATGTTTCAATATCGATTGCTACAGTTCTCATAAGTTACTCCTTATCATAAAATAAAGTAGCCTTGAGCAGTTTTATCCAGTCAAGGCTACTGTCGATTTTGTGGATCGACAACCATCAAGCTTAAGCATTGTTCGGGTGGGAGGGGTTAAGAACAATGCTCTATGGGTTATTCAGGACTCGAACCTGAACACCAGTAGCTAATCCACCACGAAACTACTGATGAAATCCAATTAACCCAGGACGCAGGTTGGGAGTCTAGCACCAACCTACTCGCTTTCGCTTGTTGCATTCCGGTCATGCAACTGACCTGCCTTCCCAAACCCTAAAGGAGTAACTATGACAATGCATAGTCTCTTGCTCTACCAGGATTCGAACCCGGACTCTAGGCACCAAAAGCCTGTGTGCTACCATTACACAATAGAGCAGTATATTCACTTTGGATCATATATATGTGGATCCAGCATTAACTCCAAATTATCATGAGCTTTACGAGTACACAACATCAAGTTGTCAATATCATTATTCATTCTATCTCCATCAATGTGATGTACATCCATATCTTCTGGAATATCTTCTGGCTTTATTCCAAGTTTATCAGCAAACACTTTACGATACAAAAGAACATACTTTCCATCATCCCAAATTCTTTGGCTATCATGTCCATCACTTATAGGTTTCTGTCCTTTTTCAAGAATACTATCAACTATATCTTTATCCATATTCATCTCCTTACAGAGTATGTAGGAATTAACCTACATACTCCAAAGCCACATTTAAGATTCTAGTAAACTAGATTTCTAGATTTTCTTTTTGCAATATTGAAAAGAGTGTCAAAATCAAAGTCTTTTGGATTTTGCACACCAGCAACACCTACAACATTTTCTTTATCATCATAAAGAATTACTTTTGTTCTTGTAGTGTCTATATTATACTTTCCAATTTTTACCATTCTACATTCTCCTTAAATGTTTCATCTGCTGTTGCTGTATCTTGCTTTTTTGAAGAAATAATATTTATGTTCTGTACATCTACAACAATATCAACAACTGTTTTGCCTTCTCTATTTGTCCATTCAGATTTTGAAGGTACTCCACTAGAAGCAATGCATGTTCCCTTTTTCAGGTATTCAACTATTTTATTGCCTCTTTCACCCCACATTTGCAGTTTAATGAATAAGGTTTTCTTATAGTCTCCATAACCTGTATTTATGGCAACATTTGCATTCAATACTGATTTACCAGAAGACAGTACATTTACTGTTGCATCTGCAGTCAACCTTCCAGTAAAACAATATTCACTTAAATCACTCATATATCCTCCTTCTATTCTTCTAAATATATTATAATATAAAAAATATATTTTTCTAATTTTTAATTAAAATTAAATTTCTTCTGTCTTAAAGTACAACTTGCCAAGACCTCCACTTCTTTCCCATGCAGAGTTACATTGCTCTTTTGTACAGCAAGTAGGTTCATTATGCATGTTAAATGATGTGTTAATCATGATGTCGTTACCTGATTTTTTTCTGTATAAATCAAGAATGTCCCAAGCTTGCTTTTCACATGGCACATCTTTATGAACAACTTGCACACGACATGTTCCATCTTTATGAATACCTGCTGGATATTTATCTATCACACCAGGTTTTGTAACAAGAGCAACTGTCATAAAGTGAAGTGATTTTTCAAATGGCTGCCAATCGATAAACAGCTTATCTACATCTTCAGCTCTGCACACAGGAGCATAAGGCATGAATTCTGAACGATGCATTGCATGATTAAGCTTATCAGTCTCACGCTTAAGTGTAGCAGGGAACAGTGATGAACGATGCATTAAAGCTCGTGGTCCAAACTCAGAACGACCTGAACATAAGTGAACGATGCAATCTTCAGAAGCTCCTGTTAAATCATCTACTATGTTTTTATTTGGAATTGGTACTGTATCAATATCAAGACCACCAGCAATGATATACTCTGGATGAAATTCATCTGTCAACTGATTATTCATATCTGTCAAACAAGCTGCTGCACCCATTGCTGTTCCTTCATCTCCCATTGCAGGAGAGATATACACATGCTCATAGTCAGAACCAAACATTCTGTTAATTGCAACATTAGCAAACATGCCACCAGCAAGGTATATCTCATCTGTTATCATATCTCTGTTTGAGAATATGAAGTTGTAGACTATTTCTACAGCAAACTTCTGCACAGCAACTGCAATAGCTATTGCTTCAAGACATCCAAGAATTCTATCTACAGAATAATCTTTAGGCAATCTGTTTTTTACAAATCCATAGATTGTTTTCTTCAATTGCAAGAACTTGTCAAAGTCTATTATTGTAGACTTTTTCACTAGTTCTTTTTCACTGTCATCAAGTGGCTTTAGACTCACTTTATTTGTCCAAAGGTCTATAAAGAAGTCATAAGCATCTAATACTTTTTTATCATTTTTATTGATATACTGTCCTGTTGCAAGACCAGTTATTTTGCCTTCATGCTGATGTTCTTTGAATCCAAGAGCTCCAGTTACAAATTGATAGTAGAGTGCTGGTGACTTTACAAGAGGCAGTTCTGCTTTAGTTGACCTATCAATGATTAACCTTGCTGATATGCCATCACCAAAACCATCCATTGTTAATACTGTATGAGGCTTTTTACTCTTTCCATATATAGCATAAGCTGAGTACATATGAGCAGTGTGGTGTTCTACACGTTCTATGTGCAAGACTTCACAGCCAAGTCCTCTTTCAAGTAATATCTTTAAGCATTCTTCTGGGCCATACTCATAAACGTCTAAAGTTCCAACACAATCTGGATAATTCTTCTCTATGTATGCAGAACTCAGTTCTTCATAGTGGCAATAAGCAACACTTATACCTTTGCTTGTATCAACTTTTGCAATGTCAATGCATGTTTTTGCTGCAAGAATAGGTATTTCTTTTGTGTTTCTAATGCCAGTTAATCTTTCTTGTGAGATTGAAGCAAGACACTTTCCATCTTGCCACAAACTAGCTGAACTGTTAAACCCAAGTGAAATTCCAAGTATAATCATTCATGTTCTCCTTTACCATTCTGTAAATCATCGTAGTATAGTGCCATTATATTATAGGCAGCATGAAGCAAGTGATTAAGACCAGATTCTTTATCATATGTGTCTCCACTTCTCCAAGACAGTAAGTGACGTAGACAAGAACCATAGTTCCTATCATGCTTTCCAGTAGTATCTTTCCAAGTACCTTCTGGATATTTTTTAGTACCAAAAAGCAATGCATCACCTATACCTGTAATAAATTCTGGTATTATTAAATCTACACGTGATTTTCCATCATCATCTCTATTTTTGTCCATAGTTCAAATCCTAAAAAAGCCACTACATGTGTAGTGGCTATTGGTCAATTAGTCTTCTTCTGGAAGGTCAACTTGGCCTGATGTGATTGAAAGAACATTTTGCTTTGTTGCAGTCAGCTGTGGAGCTACTGCTGTTTCAAAAAGTTCCTTGTCAACAATTGCATCTCGTTCAATAGAAACAAGTTTTGCAATGTTCTTTGATGGCTGCTGTGGATTTGGAACAAGTCCTGTTGTTACATTCCATTTGAATCCAAAGATTGGTGCCTGTGCTCCGTTCTGAAGAAGCTGAGCATGCAGCTGTGTATTCCAAGAACGTGCAACTTTCATTGAACCAACTGTCGGATTAAAGAAAAGAACTCCATCTTCTGGATAGTCAGGCAGAATAAGAGCATACACGAACAGCTCCTGTACTTCATTACCAGATTCTGGATTTATCATCTTTGGGAATCCACGTTTTCCTTTTGGAGGCTGACGAATCTCTACTTCAACACCATTCACTGGATAACGTCCTACTGTTCTAAATGGCGGGTCTGATTCACGCTCATTCCAAATTGTTCTGAAGGCAAGTACAACTACTTTAACAGTAGGACCATAGTTCCTATCTGTCGCTGTATTCCTCCAAGTACCAGCTGGATGTTTTTCACTCTCTGCTGCTGAATCTGGCTGAACCATGCTAAGATATGGGGTACTTGTAGCGTTTGCTGACATGTCCTCAAAACCTTGACCTGCGTACTGCTCCATAAAACTCATGTCTTCTGTCATAAGTTCATGCTTCTCTGTTACCTTTGCTTTTGTTGTAGCCATAATGCTACCTCCTATAGATTTATTATAAAGCTTAAAGCTTTATTCTATGATTATATTATATAATATTTTTTAATTTTTTCTAATTTTTAATTAAATATACTTTATAAGTTTATATTTGATACTAGTAGGAACCTTATCAGCACAAATATCTCTCATCTCACCAAGCTTCATGTATACCCATTTACCTAACTCTCTTGCTCCAGATAAAATGTCAGTTGGTACAAAAGCTACAAATTGACCTTGATGATATGTAGATGGTAAATTATGCTTCTCAATTATAGTAAACTCTTCAATTGTAAATCTATCATCTGCACACACTCTGCTTACCATACGTGCAGCTCCACCAGATACATTTGTTATCTGCAGATATGCTACAGGTACAAAAGGAAATACTTGTACACCTTTTATAGGTGACCTTACTGGTGTATTGGTTACACGGTACATAAGTCCAGGTGGAACGTCATCTCCAACAATTGGATATACACCTGTACCTATGATGTTAATATCTTCTACTGTGTTCCAGAACTCTCTTACATGCTGAATATAAGGTGATAACTTAGTATGTAAAACATAGTCCCAAACTGGGTCATCCATAAGTTCTATATTACTCATCTGTACTTTCCTCCTCTTCCCAAGTACTATTATAATCATTTAACTCATCATCTATTTTTGTTATTAAAGAACATGTCTCTCTGGATAGCCAGTATTTTATCTCATCAGCCTTTTTATATTCAGTTACATGTTTCTTTATAATAGACCAAGATTCATCATGGGAGTATCCAAGTGCTCTCATAAGTCTATATGCTGGGAAAAATAGCTGTTGTCTGTTACCATCAAATTCAGTAGATATCCAGAATGAACCATCAATTATAGCTAAAGCTGCATCTATATACTCTTGCTTTGTTGGATATAACTGCTTACCACCTTTTTGTTCGTATGGCTTCAATGGTCTAGACTTCCATTGCTCATATATAGGTCTCCAATCTATTGTATAAACATGATTCCAATCTTCAGCTATTAACTTTTGTTCACCATAGACCAACAATCCATAAGCTGATGTAACACGGTCTAGTGTCAATGGGCTTCTAGTTAATCTAGCTGGATCTGCTGTAGAAGCATCAAAGACTAACTTATCAGAAAGAATAGTACTTATGTACGCATGCAACCATTTATACTCCTCTAATGAAGAAGGTGCATCAGATACTCTGACCATCAAATGATATGACTTTGCTCCTGAGTATACTATTCTTGCTACTACACCAGAGTCAAAAAGTCTTTGTGATTCTGTCAAAGCATACCGTAATCTTTCTTTGTATAGAATACTAGCTTTAATCTCTGAACCTTGTCCATACTTATCTATGAATTCTTTTGCTCTTTCAATTTCAGCCTGTTCTTGTAGTTTTGTTGGAGTATCTGATTCAAACAAGAATGTATCTAGATATTGCACATTCTGGCTTTTATTACTTAATGAGCATATACCTGGCTTTAACTCATTGACAGTTTCAAAGCATCCATTTTTATCTGGCTTGAATCTCTTGTCTACTCTAAACCGTTCTCCAATCCTCTTTACTTGAGAATGGGTTACACTATTTTTCTGTATTTCAATGAAAGGCCTGTCATTTTTATGCAAGTCTTCTTCCAAGCAGAACTTTGCAGCTGGAGCTGTTCTATATCTACCAGATACATTAGTAAATCCACCAAGTAATGGGTCCATATCTGGCATAACTGCTAAACCATATTCTGCTAGCAACCAAGGAGCACAGTCATATATTCCTCTTTCAACAGTAGAGTGAGTCATAGGCTTAAGTGTCTGCATTTCATAGAATACCAGTGGCCTACATAATGCCACGAATGCTGCATGTTCTTTGAATGCAGGCAAATACTGCACTGCTCCAGTATAAGTTATAATGTCTGACAGTTTATTACCATTATCCAACTCCATTATAACTTTCTTCTGCTGCAAAGATTCTTTTATAAATGGAGCCATAGCTCGCATAATGCTTTCAATTTCAGTTGCTTCAGTAGTACGTGGCAATGTAAAGCACCGTTTATATGCTGCTGTCTTTGGAAAGTTTCTTAGTTCTACAGATGCTATGTCTGCTCTGCTAAATAACTCATGCTTAAACTGAGCTATCAGCTCAAGGTCATCTGTAAATGAAGTACCTACTTTATTAAAATTAGCATCATAGCCATAAAGCTTTGTAAACACTTCATCAGCTAATTCTGAAGTCTTTCTAGTAAAATTTGGATCTGCTTCCATAATCATGAACCGCCTTTGGTCTTCTCGGCCATCGAACTTTATAGGTACGTCCTTGTTCGTGGTCATAATGAAGTCCGTATAACTTTCTTGGTAAATAGGGTCTACTCCTTTCTGTTCCTTCCTTATAGTCGTTGCAGTAGCTCTCGATTTTAAGGCGCCAGCAGGGTTTCTCTTGTCCTCTAATTCTTTTTCCTCTTGACATACAATCAATGCATCTGCATAGTCCGCGTTGAATCTCGCTGTTGAATCGTACTGGTCTGATACTATCACATTGTCCTTGCCAAATAATCCCTTGCATATAACCTCCGCAAATGTAGTTTTACCTGAGCCTTGAGTCCTGGATACGATGATTGGTACTACTTGAGTTTTCATAGTAGGATATAGCAACTTAGCCCTAAGCCAAGCAAGCAGATGATAAGCACATTCACCTGCAATATGTTCAATGTACGTGTATATATGTGATGTATCACGGCCAGTTTCCTTTGCAAAGACAGGGAATGGCTTCGCAATGTTGAAAGCGTCTTTTTCTTCATTATAAAAACCTGTCGGAACTGTATAATCTCTATAATAGAGAGGACGATGAACACCATCACTATGCTCACCGACAATATAAGCTTTATCATAGTATTCAAATCCTTCTGGATGCCATTTATATGTGTTTATTCTTTTTCCAGATACTTCTGTGTAGTATAATATATTACTATAATATTTTTCAAAAACTTCTGGTAGCATCATTTCACCTTTATGTGACACACACAGAAATTTATGATTCATATTACTAAATACAATCTTATCTAGATGATATTCTTTTGCCCACTTCTCTAAGTCCTCTAAAGATTCAAAACCAACTCCAGCCTGCTGCTTTATAGCAGACTGGAGTATTCTTATTTGTGATTCAGCTGACTTATAGTTTAGGCCATATACTTCATCATAAAGTGACATGTATAAATCTCCTAAATCTAGTTATTTACTTTTTGAAATTAGGTATATTATAAATTATACTTCCAGTTCTACTGTAGTCACATCTGTAAAATGTACACACTTTGGAATATCATCCATTGTAAACTTCTGCACACCTGTATTTATACCAAGTCCATCTTTTATGAAAGACTTAAGTCCTGCTGTATTCACAGAAGTATTCTCTATGAATGGAATACCATTTGCAGTCAGCTTGTCCATGTCTTCTGCTGATACTGAAGCATCATGCTCAATAAGATGGTCACCATTATTTGCACGAAGCCAATCAGCTATTATTTTTCTGTCTTCTGGGTTTTTGTTTGGTTGGCAATAGTAGTTGTGCTTTACTGACATTCTACCACCAGATGACAGAGAAATTGAATCAACACCACAGCTAAACATCTCTGTAGGTAGAACTACATTTGCATAGTGTTCATACTTTTTCTTTGCCATCTCTGCTTCTGCTTCTGCTTTGAGCTGCTCTTCTTTTAACTTCTTGAACTGCTCACCCATTTCAGCCAATCTTTTTAAGACTGCTTTGTCTTCTACATTGATATTAAGATAATCAAATTCACCCATTATTCTTTCCTCCTTTAAGTGTATTTGCTATGCTATCTTTGAATTCTGAAATTATTCCTCTTACAAGTTTATTAACTTCTTCTTCTTTTAGATTTGAAGGAAACTGGCTCTGCATTTCTTCAAGTTTATCAGTGAATCCATCAACCATTGGTTCAAAAACAGGTTTTATGGCGTTCCACAATTCAGAGCGCATTTCACTCTTTGTCATACAACCTCCTATAAATATTATAAATATTATAATATATTTTTATTATATTTATAATTTTTAATAAAAAATCAAACTTT